AACCTTGACAATAATACAGAATTAATTACTGAACTCCAGGAAGAATATGCAGAATTGAAAGCGGAATATCAAACAGAATGGGAGGCAATCATCAATGGCGACTAAGCGTTGTTTTATTTGCGGCTCTAAAGAAGCCGACAAAAAATGCACGAATCAAGATTGTCCGCGTTGCAAGTAATCTTGGAAAGGTCATGGTGATATATAATGCCTAAACTTGCAAGTAAACATCAGGGACGAAAAATAGTAATGGCAAATATGGTTGGAGGTATTAATTCATCTACCTCGAACGAATTAATTGCTGATAACGAAATGCAGATATGCAACAACTTTGAATATACAATTGAAGGAAATAAGTTAAAAACCAGAGGGGGGCTATCAATGCCCCTCATTTCTTTTCCAGCAAATATTATGTCTGTTTATTACGATTATGAAATGAATGCTCATTTAGTATTTTTGGTTAACAGGGAGGTTTATAGCACTAATCTTAAAACTTCAACTGTCATAGGAACACTTTCTGGTGTTGAAAAACCAATGTGTTGTAAGTTTGGGAATAAAGTTTTTATTGCTTCTGGCGATAAATTGCAAGTGTTTGACCAGACAAGCTTAATTACTATTGCCAGTAGCCCTTTGTGTAATATTGTTTATGAGCGTTTTGGTCGTGTTGCAGTAGCTAGAGCAGGAAGTGACTATATTTATTATTCTGCTATTGGTTCTGCTGATGATGAAACAACTTCATGGAATGAAGATGTTGAAGATGATAGTTCTATGAAACCTCTTGAAGTTGGCTATCAAGATGGCGGTAATATAGTTGCTATAATTCCACTTGCAACAGATGTAATTGTATTTAAGTCTAATGGAAAGGTATTTCAAGTAGCTAATGAATATCCTGATTGGTCAGTGTATGAAGTTGGTAGAAATGCTGATGTAAATTATCGCTTTGCTGTAATAAATATTGGTAACGAGGTAGTATTTCTTAATGATCGTGGGTTAATGACTCTACAAACAGTGCAAAATTATGGCAACATTCACATGAATGAATTAGGAGAGAAGTTTAATAACTTACTTTCAAAAAATGGCACTTATCATCCTACTTTGTGGAATATTAAGCGCAAAAAACAACTCCTGATTAGGTCTGTTGAGGGCAATACTATTTGGGCATATCATTACGCCCTTAATGCTGCAACGACTCTTACTTTCCACAACCCTGTTACTGATATTATTGAAACTCCTAGTAATACTCTTATAGCTATAGGTAATGCTTTACATACTTGGAGTGACGATTATATTAATGATATTAATAATCGCAATATTAATTGTAAAATTGTTTTCAAGAATCAAATTAACCCTGATAAATTCCTAATTAAAGAAATTGAAACTTTTGTTACATCTTTAGTAAGAAATGGACAATGTTTGGTTGTAATTGGACGCTTAAATCTCACTATAGTATGGGAGGATGGTGTGATTATGAAACGAATTAAAAAACGCACAAACTACAGTTTACCTGAGTTTACAGTCGAATTTAGTTCGTCTTGTCCACTAGCTTTTAATCATATTATAGTGGAGGTCGCAGACATTTAATGACAAGAGAAGAATGGATTGCTTATCACGATAAAAAATCACCTCATGACCCATATACATATGAACCATATCATTGTGAAATGTTCGATGCTGACAATGGTATTATGCGATATACTTTGGACGATGAAATCAAAACCATGTATATTACAGAGATTATAGGTAACTTTAAATTTTGGTTGCCTATAATTTGGTTTCTTATTAAAGCTTTTAATATTGAAAAAGTTGTATGTTGGACACATCGTTCTAATCCTAAACCTGTTGCACGTTTGTTCCTTATGAATACTATAGAGGTTGAAAAAGATGATGAAGGTGGTAAAGTCTATAGACTAACAAAGGAGATAAAAAATGAAATTCACATTTGGTAATAGAAGATATTGCGGCGGCAGTAAAACAACTGTTGTAAACCAGCCAGCACAAATCGCTCCTCCAACAAAAGATCAATTACGCATGGAAAAAATATCTGCTGATTATGCTGAATATATTGCTCCTACCGCGAAAATGTTAGCTAATATGGGTACTTGGGGCTTTCAAAATAATCAATTAAATCCTAATCCTAATTGGAGTAATTTATATGACTCAGGTAGAAGTCAGATCAACACAGCTAACCAAAGCATTCTTGACGCTTCTAATGGTTTTGTTAATCAGAATCTTATGAACAACAAGATGGAAACTATCAATCGTGGCGTAAAAAACAGTTTAGGCAACGCTATTACTGGGTTAGCGAAACGTGGTATTGTTAACAGCGGAACTGCCAATAAGGCATTTGACCAAATTGACAAGAATACACAACAACAAATGAACGATGCTTACGATAGTACGTTAACTCAACAATCGCAACTTGCTAATCAACTTATGCAATCTGCTTATCAGCCTACTAGCTTTGCTTCTGCTGCACAAAATGCTTCAATTGATATTCCTGCGAAATATTATGCCTTAGCAACAGGACAAACCGCTCCTGCAACTGATATGTGGAAAGCATACCTTGGACAGCAAACTTACCTATCTTCTCCTGCACAAAGCCATATAGTACAAAAACAAGGTAGCGGTTTTGGTAGTTTCATAGGTGGATTAGCTGGTGGTTTATTTTAGAAAACAGAAGGTGATATAAAATGTTAATTCAAGAAAATCGCAATAGCCCATTTATGGAGTTATTAGGTAAATTAACAGGAAATTTTATTGTTAATAAACAGACTAATGATGCAATTGATAAGCAGAAAAAAATTACTGATGTAAATTCTATAGAACATAAGACTGATTTTTTTAAAAACAACCCTAATATAGCCGCTATTAGTGGTGGCGGTGGATTAAGCGACGATATAATTACTCAATTTGGAGGTAATCAAGTTGACCATTATAAAAAAACGCGCAATTCATTACAAACATTAGATAATAATTCTAAAGCATGGTACGCAACTAATGACATCGAAGAGAGAAATAGACTTCATGCTGAAAACGAACAAATACGCAGCACTCTTAAAGGTCTTGGTTTTAATCTTTTTGGTGCAAATGGCGAAGATATTGACCATAATGATTTTAATAAATGGATTGGTACTGACTTTGCTAATAATGCTTATAAAAACTTTCAGCAACAACAAGTTAACGATATTCTTAAACCAAGACGTGGATTATTAGCAAGAATTCTTAATCTTTAGTTGTATTTTTCCCATTTTCCTCACTATAGTATAGGTCTACTTTATATTAGGGTAGACCTATACTTATTTTATTAAGGAGGGTGCATATTGGACAATAATCAAATAAAACAAAGACTTACAGACTTAATACAAAAACAAAATGACCCCAATGAACAACCTTACGTTAAAGATGCTTCTTTTTACGATAAAATTATTGCAACTCCTGTAGAGAATACCAAAAGAGCAAATTATGACGCAATGCGTGAAATGCTCCCATTAGTAAAGACTCTATATGCTAATGGCATGTTAAATAAATCCAGACAAAATGCAATGCCTATTGTTCAATCATTAATGAATGGCTACACTGCTTCTGCTGAACAAGACGCTGTAATTCGCAATGAACAATCAAAACGCAATATGGTTGCTCATGTTATGCAAAATATGAAGGATGTTAAAAATCCTGTTGAATATGCTAATATTGCTCAATTAGCTGGTTTTGACCCTAAGTATCAGTTAATGTATGGTCATACAGCTAAAGATCAAGCTGATAATAATCAAATGAAAGCGTTAACTACATTAGCTTCTATAAATGACTCAGAAGAAGGACGTGCATTACAACGCCAACAGCTTGATAATTCACTTGCAATAGCTAGTATGAAAGTTGGTTCTTCTAATGGTATCAGTGGTATTAATGGTATATCTAGTTATAAAGATATAATTGCTGCTGAAAAAGAATATAACGCCATAATGACAAGTATAGAACAAGCTAGTAAAGATCCAGAATACCAGAAAAATCCAGCGGCATTTCAACAACATGTTCATGATCAGTTGCGAATAGCTGAGCATTATGCAGGTGTTTTCCCAAATATCATGATGAAATACTATGGCGATAATAATAATGGCGACAGGCAATATTGGATTAACCAATTAAGCCCTAAACAGAAAAATAATTATGCTTTTAAATCTATAAGCCCTAATACCTCTGATTATGATACTTCTGATCTTACTGATTATAGTATTTCTGACCTCTCTGAATTTGACCAAAATAAAATTGGCTTTTACGAATAAAAGGGGGTGGCGTTTTGGCTCAAAAACTTACTAACGAACAATTAATGTCAATATTCGCTAGTCAACGTGATCTTGATGAAACATTAAGTAGAATTAATTATCGCGGTTACGATAATACAACGTGGGGCAATTTAACCTCTGGTTTTAAGGAGGGTTTAGCTGGAACTGTCGAAGGGTTAGGTGGCTTTGCTAAATTACTAGGTGCAGAAGAATTTGGCGACTACACTGTTAATGCTATGCAAAAATATCAAAATTCTTTGCGGCCTTCTGGTTATAATGTTGATGATTTTAGTTTAGGAGAAGCTGTAAATCCTTTTTCCAAGTTTTGGTCTAGTGGTCAAGGGTTTAGGACTATTGGCTCTGGGTTAGGTTCTCTCGCAACTTTCGCTGTACCTCAGTTAGCTGGTGCTAAGATTGCTTCTGCTATTGGTGCTACTGGAAAAGCAGCTCAATATGCTGGTAGTATTATCCCATCATTAATTGAAGCTAGTGCGGAAACTGGTGGTGTCTTTAATACTATTGAAGATGATCTCAAGAGAACTGGTGACTTAGATGAATATGGTAAACAGTTTGCAAAAGAACAGGCTTTACCTACTTTTGGCGCAAACCTTATTTTATCTGGTGCGAGTAATCTTGGCGGTCTTGCTTTAGCAATGGCTAAACCAGGAGGAAAGGTGTTGGGCAAAGAACTTTCTGACATTACTCAAAAATATAATAAGTCTTATATTGCTGGTAAAACACTAGGCGTAGCAGGTACACAAGGCTATGAGGAAGTTATGCAAAGTCGTATTGCTGACGCTGGAGAACGTAGCGTAAACGTATTAACTAATCCTGGTTACTTGGACTATAACCCTATACCCCAGAGTCCAGAGGAAGGTCTTGACTTCTTTGCTGGTGCTATTATGGGTGGCGGTTTAGGACTTGGCGGTCATTTTCTTTCACCAAAAAGTGATACTATAGCTAAATCTCAACTTGATCAAAATCAAACTAAAGCAATTAATACCACTCCTTTTACGAACTTACCACTACTCGAAGGTACAAACATACCTCTACTTACAGGTTCTACAAACGTACCTCTACTTGGAAGTTCTAGTCATTATGGCGACAATTTTACTATGCGTGGTAATTCTACCGTTGATCAACATGCATTAGATTTACAAGCACAAGCTGTTAATGAGTATAATGCTGGGCGTATTACTCCAGATGAATTTATACAGATTCTTAATACTGCTACTCAAAGGTATCAACCTGATCAACCAATTAATATTACGCCCCCTACAAACGTACCACTACTTGGAAGTTCTAGTCATTATGGCGACAATTTTACTATGCGTGGTAATTCTACTATAGACCAATATGCACTAGATTTACAAACAAAAGCTATTGATGATTTTAAGGCTGGACGAATTACACCAGGGGAGCTTGCACAAACCCTCAATAATGCTACTCAAAGGTATCAATCTAACCAACCAATTGATATTACACCTTTTATTACTAAAGTACCGCTGCTTGAAAGCACTGGTTATCAAGGCAATAATTTCACAATGCATAATAAATCCGCTATCAATCCACATGCATTAGACCTACAAACAAATTATAATAATGAATTTAATACTGGACGTATTACTCCACAAGAATTTATACAGATTCTTAACCTTGGAACTCAAAAATATCAGTCAGCACCACAAAATAGCAATATTGCCAACAATCAACCCTTAACGCAAGATAGTAATAATCAATCTAGTGTCCAAAATAGTAATATTATTCTTAAAGAACCTGTAACACAAGATGCTAATATCGCTAAATATCAATCTGTAGCACAAGATGGCAATATCACTGTTGAACAACCATTTCAACCAAACTTAACTGCTCGTAATCAAGTTGTTGAAAACCAAGTTATTAAAGATCAAAAAACTAGTGACACACAAAACCTTAATGTGCAAACACAAGTACAAGAAGATTTTATCAAGCAGTTTATTTATGGGTTGCGGTTTAATCTTGGCGATAAACAACATTCACAAACAAAAAAAGCTGCCGCTCTTAAAAGGGCATCTAATCCAAACGAAATAAAGCAAATACTTGTTAATTCTCGCGTATTTAAGGAACACGAAGTAACACCTGAACTTATTAACTCTATATATAAAAGAGTTCCTCAGTTAAGAAATTTAGCTATTGGTCAGCAGAATTTACAATTCTCTGAGAGTAAAGTTATGGATAATACTGCTACTAAACCTGTTATTCCTCCTGCTACTAAAGATGCTTATAGGTCTGTTAATTTATATGGTGAAAAATTAAATATTCGTGATAATCCTAATGATAGCGACGAAACTAAATTAGTATCAAAACTAGCTAAGATGTTTAATGCGAATAAGAATGTTAAGTTTTTTACATCTGAAAGCGCAAAATTAAAAGATACTAATGGTTTTTATAACGCTAGGAATCAAACTATATACATTAATGAGAATAGTCCAAAGGCTTTTCATTGGGTATTTGGTCATGAATTTGCTCACCATATGGAACAAGTTAATAATGAGGATTGGAATAAAATTAGTGACCACTTGCTTGAATCTCTAGGTGCTAATGTTGAAGAATACAAAGGACTTGAATATCAAGGGCTTATCGACGATTATCGTAAATCTGTTGGCGCAACTAAACAAAAAGGTTACATTACTAAAACTGGTGCTAAATACACAGAAGAACGTACTCATAGAGAAATAATTTCTGATCTTGTTGCTGATAGAATTGCTAATGGTAAATTCCTTGACGATTTAGCGCAAATGGAACAAAAGAGCACAGGTATTTTTACTCGTACTGTTCAGTATATCAAAAAAATGCTTTCTCGCATGATTCGTAGTTCTAAGAGTGATTTTGATAAAACTAATTTACAACGTGTACAAAATGAACTGAACGCTAAGATCGATAGCGTTCTAGCTGATCTGTCTCAACGTAAATTACATGGTCAATATCCTGATAATATTAAGGAAAGGGAAGGAAAAAAACCTCTCACTAAGAACCTACAAGAAAGGCAATTCGATGGTAAAGAGAGTGACCCAGAAAATGTTAATAATAAAAAAGGTGAACCACATTATCAACAAACTAAACTAGCTAACAGGAGACAAGTTATTCTTAATTCCTTTGAAGTAGATGGCGTTGAGAAACTTGGCGAAGATAAAGTTATGGCAATGGTTAGAGAATTAGATAATATAGAGAATACAGAAAAATCTCTACCGCCACATAATGGAAAACTTTCTGATCGAACAATTGAAGCTGTTACACAAGCACTAGAACGTAATCGCTTAAAGCATGATGTAGAAGCTGATTTAACTAAAACTGGTGTTGAGTCAAATACTTCTAATGCAGAGCTGCAAAAAGGTACAGAAGCACCAGATAGCCAACTTTATGATAAAATAGAATATAAATATGACGAACTTCCTACGAATAAAGATTTCTATGACCCATCTATTTATGATTTTGACGAAAATAACACTAAGGACTCTAAGTATAACCCCAAAGATGCCAGTACACGTATTCATAATAAATGGGAAAATGAACCCAAACTAAACACTGCTGAATTAAAAGCGATAAATATGATCGCAAATAACTCCCCTAATGCCCACAAAGCCAAGCAGTATATATATGATAAATATATTAAACGTGCTGTCGAACATGCTACTAAAAATGTTTACAACGAAGATTTTTTACCAAATTATAGGGCTGACGCTAATTCTGCTTTATTAAAATTCTTAGGCAATGAAAATAAACTAGAATTACGTCATGGTAAACATGCTCTATCTGAAAAGGCTAAAAAAGAAGGTAAAACTGAGAGCACTGCTGCGACCGAAGATTTTAAGAAAGGCTTTAAACCTTATGATTTCAAGTGGCTTGCAAATCAACTCAATAGCGCAGTTAAAGGTTTCTTACGACTTAATCCCAATGCCACTAAGGAAGATGTTGATAAATTTCTTTCAAGTAGCGATAATACATTTAGAAATTCATTACTTAATGACTTAGAGCGTAAGGTTACTCAAGAACTTTCTGAAACTAAGAAAGAATTTGACGATAACGATATGAGTGGCATTTCTTATGCTGATATTAAGCAATTTAATGACGTTATGAATGAATTAGTGCAGGATGAAGGACTTACTAAAAGCGGTAAAGAAGCAACTTACCTTGACGCTGCAAAAGTATTAACTAAACAAGGCGTTGAAAAATTTATCGACAAATATCATAGAGACTATGGTAAATATCCTTCGCAAAATATGATTACTGCTGAATTTGATAAGATACGCAAGGCTAACAATCGTAAAGCACATGCACTTACTTCATATTCCTCACGATCATTTTCATTCGAGAGTATGTTTGACAGTAAGGAAAAATCCAGTGACAAAGTAGACACTGCCCTTGATAACGCTAATGATGATATTATTGACAATGTTCCAGTTGGTGAGAATATGTTTGCTCTTGACACAAAGGATAATCCTAACTTTCCAGTTTTTAATGCTCTAACAAAATTACTTCCTGGTGAGTATAATGTTTATCTCGCTAAGTATGCTCCATTAACCAAAAATACACTTGATAATTTAGTTTCCAAATATAAAGAAGCTAAGATTGAAGATAGACCTACTATCAAGAAATCTATTGACAAGTTTAAAGAAATGTGGGCATTACAACATAGGTTTAGTAATTTTTCTAAAAGAATCGCAGAATTAAACGACAAAATTGACGAACTTACTAAGCTTAATCCTACTGACGAACATATTAAAAATGTCGAGAAGGAAACTGACGTTTTATCTCAGATGTTTCGCAGATACCCTAATGAATATCGTGAAAGATTGCGTAGTGAACGTAACAAATTTGAAACATTAATAAAAGCTAAAGATGAATTAGCGAAGGCTAAAAAGGATTTAGACAAGGTTGAGAACACTCTTGCGAACAGACTTGGTTACGTTAATGTTGGGGAAATGAAAGAAAATGAAACTACTGGCAAAACTGAGTTAAAGAAGCTATTAAAGAAGCAATTCAGACCAGAAAGTAAACTTGGTGGGAATAGTGGAACTCAAGAGAACTATTCTTTTGACGATATTATGTTTTCTGAAAGCACACCTGTTGATGGGTTGTTTAAAGATACCAGATTAAAACTTGCTAACTCCATCAAAAAGGCATTAGACACCAGAGATATTCCACAAAAAAATAAGCTAGGTATGGTTCAAAGGTTCTTGCGTTCTCCTCATAAAATAGCTGAGATTTTCCCAGAGTTTAAAAAAGTATATGACTTGGCTGTTGGGTCATTTGAATCAGAGCAACGATTAAAGACTAAATTCTTTGAGCGTTTAAATCCCATTTTTGATAGCCTTAACGATAACGAAAAGGCTGTGCTGGATGATATTGTACTGGCTGCTAATGCATCTTATAGAGATTTATCTGATGCTGAGATAAAAAAACTTAATGGCAATGACAATGTTGTTAAAGCCTATCGTGATTTGCGTTCCCACCTTGACACAATACATAAAAACCTTAATCGTATCAATAAGTTAATGGGTAGACCGCAAATAGGCTATGTAAGAGGTTACTTCCCTCATATCTGGGATAATTGGTCTGTTGTATCAAATGGTGCTTCACAGTCATTTAGGACTCACACAGAAGCATTAGAAGCATTAAAAGAGATAATTAAGACTGACCCTAATGCTGTTATTAAATTTACTGTTCCTCACTTTCATAATAAAGCTACTTACTCTACTGAAAAGACATATGAGCTAGATAGTGACGCTAGAAATGAAATGTTGCAGGAGTTTACACTTGGTAAAGATGATATTGACGCACTCCCTACAGAGATTGACAACTTACTTGCGAAACGTGACGATATTCCAACACAACATAGATTCTTTAGCCACCTTTTAAAACGCCAAGGGATGGAAGGATATTCTACTGATGTTCGCAGGGTATTATCTCAATATACCAATAGATCTGCTAGATATATGGCACTCGAACCATTTAAGACAAAATCACTTAATGCTTACAATGAACATTTTGGCGAATTTGAGAAAGAAAGTAGTGATGCTTTAGCCAAATATACTAAACAGTTTATTCTTGATTTTAATGGTAATCCATCTAATATTGAAGAATATCTAAATAGGGTTATTGGTCAAATTCCTTATCTTGCTGATTTCCTGCGTAAACATAGCTCTTATGGTGATCGTTATGCTGTTGCCTTGGCTAATGGTGCTACTGAGGTTATGGCTGTTACAACATTGGGCTTCTTTAATCTTGCAACTGCTTTTGTACAACTTGGTCAGTTAATGAATGTATTCTCCCTTGTTGGCAAAGGAGATATGGTCGATGTAATAAAGCGATATAACAATTTAACCAATACTGACAAGTGGGTACTAAAAGCAAGTGGCGTAGCCTATAACGCGAATATGTCTAACACCTCTGGCTATGCTAAAGGGGCTGGAAAAGTAACTTATAATAATAAGTTACAAGCACTTGCAAATAAATCAATGTGGCTCTTTAATAAGGGTGATACGTTTACCAGGGAGATAGCTGTTCTTTCAGCTTATCAAAAAGCTTTACGTGAAAATGGCGGCAATAAAAAAGAAGCATTAGCCTACGCTAAAAAAGTAAATCGCACCACTAACTTTGATTATAGCGTTACTGACGCAACTGAATTATTTAGGAGTTATTCTGTGCTTGGTCAAGTATTTTTCCAATTTAAGAAATATGGCGTAAAACAAGGTGAGTTTGTGTATGATATGTTGTTTGATAAGAATAACACTAAAGAACAACGTGCTCGCTTTTTTGGTTCAATGTTTATAATGGCTGGTATGATGGGTATTCCTTTTGGCGATTTACTTGATGAACTATTTAAGGGTATCACTGGTAAAGATGTAAATAGCGATATGCGTAATTATTTATTAACTAAAGCTGGCAATAACGAGTTCCAAAAGGCATTAACTCATCAAGCTATTTATGGTGCAGGTTCGCACGTTGGAATTGATTTATCTAAGCGTATAGGTATCTATAACTCCTTCCCTGACAGTTTTGCTCCTGCTGTGGTTAAACCTATACAGGCTATGCAATCTCTATTTAAGCATGGTGTAACTTCCCCTGAGTTTCTTGGTAACGTAGTCCCAACTATAGGTAATATTGCCACTGGCTATCAGGGACACCCAAAAGGAATAAAAAATTTACATTATAACAACTATGAAAAAGTTGTTCGTGCTATGGGTTTTATTCCACTGCGTGAAAATATTGAGCGAGACAAACGTATTTATGCAATGAAAAAGAAAGAAGAAAAGACAAATGGTAAATAAACCATTTGTCTTTTCTTTTAAAGGGAGGGTAGATAATGGGAGAGCAGCATGAAGCAGGAACATGTAAAGAGTTAGTCGAGACTCGTATTGAGGTAGCACGTTTAGAAGAAAACGTAAAAATTATTCCAGACATTAAAAACAGTGTAGATACATTAATTGAAAAATTAAATGGGCAGACCAGTTTTATCGCAGGTGTATCTGCTACTGTTTCCGCTGTTGTAACAATGGTTGGTTTATTTTTATCCTGGAAGGGTGGTAAATAGTGTTAATAAATTATCCTGAATATATCTTGGGCTTTATTGTTATTGGTGTAATTTTATTATTAAACATAATTGCTATGTTGCTTTTTGTTATTTATGCAAAGTCTACTAGTAGACTTAAAACCTCTATTGAGACTATTATCTACGAACTTGATAAATTTGCTGATAATATGTCTAATGAACAAAAAAAATCAAAGGCAATTACTGATATTCAAAGCCTTTTAGGATGGAAAAAGTTTTTTATCCCTCCTATAGTTATTGGTTTAATTATTGATCTGCAAGTTGCTGCTATTCGTAAGATGCAAGTTTCTACGAATACACCTAATTTACACAGGGAGGAGGATGAATAATGGCAAGATATTTTAATGATAGAGAATTCATTTGTAAGTGTGGACAATGTACAGGACTTCCTAGAAATGGCATGGATAAACGACTACTTGAAGTGCTAGATAAAATTCGTGAGCGAATTGGACAGCCTATTTATGTTACTTCTGGGTATAGGTGTCCTGATTGGAATGAAAAAGTTGGTGGAGTAAGAAACTCCTTCCATTCCCAAGGTGTCGCATGTGATATTATTTATGATGGGATTGATGTTAACTACTTAGCACAGGTAGCAGAAGAATGTGGTGCTGATGGCATAGGTAAGTATTATTCTCAATTTTTTGTTCATGTTGACACTAGAGGGTATAATGCCAGATGGGAGGGTTAATTAATTGTTTAACAAATATAAGCCCTTCCTATTTGGAGGGACTTTGTTTATTTTTGGTGTGGCAATTGGGACGTTAGGTTGCTATTTCTTCTTTCCTAAAACCATCACGAACACTGTTGAAATTGAAAAACCTATCGTACAAGAAACAGTTAAATATGTTGACAGGACTGAGGTTGTATATGTTCCCAAAGCCTCTCCTGCTGACGCTGATATAGAAATCACTAAAACGCAGCCTGTAGTAAAAGTTGATGTTAATGGTAAAAACTATGACTTCAAGCTTAACCAAACTGAAAATCATAAGTTTGATAATGGAAAACTAGTTGTCGATCAAGCTGGCGTTATTGCGATTGACGTGCGAACTAATGAGGACAAAAGAAGGTGGACTTTAAAATTAGGCAAGTCAAACAATAGTGTAGCAGGTGGATTAGATTATAATTTAAATAATATTATAAATATTTGGACTTTTTATGATAAAGAGACAATCGCAGGAGGTGTCGGTGTAAAATTTTAATCTATTAGTATATGCGAATATAGGAAAATTTATACTTGACAAACATCTGTTTTTTGTTGTATGATTTTATGTAGATAAGTACATCGGAAAAGGCAAAAACTCGCCCCTATGTCTTGGCTGGACAGGCGAGTTTAACCAATAAATCTCCCACAACTATTCGTTTTGAGTGGCGAATATCAAGTGGCTTGATTTGTTATTGTCTAATATTATTATACCAAATATAAAAACCATGTCAAGTGTTTTTTTGCTGGTTTTAATGAAAAAATAGACTTTTTTTCTAAAGACATACGTTGCACAATATAGCTTGCCCTCAGATACAAGCGTAACTGAGTCACCAAAGGCTTCCGAAAATTTGTACGTCAGGGTTTATTTATGTTTCCCAAGATGCTTACAAGTGTATAACCGCCGTAGTCTGAAACCGCAAGGAAGTAGGAGGATGATAAGGGAAGTTGGTAAGGCAACGAAAACCATGTGCAGTAAAGCTACGCCTTGGTGCAAGAAAAATCCCTTCCAGAACAGGATAATGGTTCTGGCTGTTGAGGGTGAGCGCCTATTCGATATGCCCATTCGCGCATATTTAATAGCCTACTTCAAGAGTATCAATCCCTAGTTTCAAGTTACCTGTATTGGTAGTTTGGAACTAGGGATTTCTCTGTCTCTTGCTCACAACCTTTCTCAATCCCATTTCGCAAGTTTCGTGCCAGAACTTGTACTAGTATGCAATATTTTTACTATATACAATGCAAGCATTGTATGAGTATAGTACAAGCATTGTATATTAGTATAAGTATGGAATTTATGTTCGTTCCTTCGCGTAACCCTAAAGAAATTTATAAAAACGTAACCTATATGGGCTGTGAATATGTGTATATGTGTGTCAGGTAGCGGAGCGTTAGCTGTCCACATATACACATATTCATCAGCCCTTTCTTGTGCTATTTTTTGAAAATAGCTTGTCCCAAAAAGAAGGTTTAGGCTGATTTAATATTCTTAACCTTTCATCAATTAAACGATAGTGTTCGACTATTATGTTCTTCTGTTCTTCTAATATATTTTGTTGCTCAAGTGCTATATCTTTAACGCGCTGTAACTCATATTTTAACTCTATTGTAGATTTTTCAACCTCTGTATTTATAGCGTCCTTAACAGCTTCTTTAATTACATGTTGAACAGCATTTTGAATGTCATTAACTGGTATTTTATCAAGTGCCGCCTGCACTAAGTCTTTAGCACTTTCTTGAACCGCCTGTCGAACAGCGTTTTGAATATCACCAACTGTTACCTTGGGTTTAGTTTTTTCTGGTGTTTCTTGTTTTGGAACTGTAATAATATCGCCACTCATTTATGTTAACCTCCTAATATCAGGTACATAATTATATATATATATTTTGTATTTATATCTAAATTCCTTCTGCCACTCTTATAAATGGAGTGGCAATTTTTTTATCTTTTAAGTTACCCAGGAATTGCCATATTTTACCCAAAAAATAAATTAAATCACCCAAAAAACAAATATTTTTATTTACTTTTTGGGTAAAATAATTTATAATTAATATAACAGTGTAGGGGGGGTAATTAATATATTTGAATTATTAGCTATACCAACACTCATTATAAGTCAGTCTACTTGCTTTGCTCCAAAGCTCAATGTTGATACTGCAATACTTGATGCTTTGACAAAACCTAAAGCTATTTTTCGTGAAGTTATGGCGAATGTTTCTGCTTATACAGCCAGTATTGAAGAATGCGGTAAAAATGATGGAATAACAGCAAGCGGTACTTCTGCTACAGAAGGACGAACTATTGCAATGGATTGTGTTCCATTTGGCACTAAGGTTGAAATAAATGGGACTGTTTATATTGTTGAAGATCGATTTGGTGGCAACTATCGTAATAGAGTTGATATTTACAAAACAAGTCGTGCTGATGCTTGTCGTTTTGGTCGTAAACATTTACCTATAAAAATATATGATCAAGGGGTAGAACCATGACTACAGATAAAAAAGAAATATTTGTTTCCTTGCATAATCATAGTGATTATAGTATTTTTGATGCTATAAGTAAGTATAACAATATGATTACCAAAGCTTTGGAGTTTGGTCAAGATGCACTAGGCGTATCTGAACATGGTACAACCTCTGGACTATTAGATTTTTACAAACAAGCAACTAAAGCTGGTATTAAGCCCATCTTGGGTTATGAAGGATATATATCCACAAATATTAATATCAAAGATAGGGGTGATATATATCATATCTGTCTTTATGCTAAAGATTACGAAGGTTATAAAAACCTTAATCGCATAAATTCTTTTGCTCACCAAAATATTTATCATAAACCGCGCTTATCAATACCTATTCTGCGTAAATATTCTAAAGGATTAATTTGCACATCAGCGTGTATGGGAGGGTTACTAAAACGTGACGATGCGGAAAAATGGGCTAGGGTATTGCAAGAGATATTTAATGACGATTTTTACATCGAATTGCAGTTTAACAACCTACAGGGGCAATATGAATACAATCAAAGGGTTCTTAAAGTGGCTATGGATTTCAATATTAATATTACTATTGGCGTTGATAGCCACTACATCAACCCTAGAGATGCACATATTCATAGGGCATGGAAATTTATAAAAGACGATAATCCTTATTATTCCCATGATGATTTCTATATGCATAGTCAAGATCAAGTTATTGAGCGTATTTTAGCACATGGTTTTAACCATCAAACAGCAATGATATGGGTTAGTAATACAAGGGAAATCGCTAATAAATGTAACTGTATAATCCCTATCGAAAAGGAAAACTACCCTATATTTCCTGATTGTGAAGATCAAGAAAAACGTATGCGCGAACTAGCGTTAGCTGGAATGCAAAAAAAACTTATTACACCTTATTCTAATGAAGAAATTGAACGTATGGAAAAGGAACTCATTGACTTAACTAATGCGAACTATAATAATTACTTCTTAATTATTGAAGATGCATTAAGGTGGTGTGACGATGTTTCTAAAATAGGGCGCAGTTCTGGTGGTAGAGGGTCTGTTGTTGGTTCATTTGTCGCTTATCTTCTAAATATTACTGGTATTAATCCTTTGAAGCATGGGCTACTCTTTGAACGCTTTTTAAATCCAAGTCGTGTTACTCCTTGCGATATTGATTGCGATTTTGAAAGTGCCAGAAGGGGAGAAGTCATTGAATATCTCAAGCAAAAATATACCCTTGCATACCAAGTGCGAACTTTTAACCTTGTTGGCGCAAAAGCTGGCATTCAACGTGCAGGGCAGTCCATGGGTCTTGATAACCTTGAACTTGATCGCATAAGTAGTCTTATTCCTAAAAATGGTACACTAGATAATTTGCCTAAGAAATACAATGGTAAAATACTTACACAAAAACAGTATGATAAGTTGTTGTTTCTCGCATACTCATTTCAAGGTATTATTCAATCATATGGTATTCATGCGAGTGCTGTTATGTTGTTCCCTAAAGCGGTTGAAAATTGGTGTTCGATTGAATGTCAAGATGGTACGCTTGTAGTAAATTATGACTTCCATTGGTTAGAAGAGCATTGTGGGCTATTAAAACTAGATATACTTGCCCTTAAAACATTAGACGTAATTATAAATACTATTAAACAAGTACCAGATTTTCCCCATGATATTAACAACTTACCAGATGCAGACGAACTTACATTTAAAATGCTCTGTAAAGGTAATACTAGAGGTTGCTTTCAAATTGAAGGGGATGGAATGACGCAGCTTGTAATTAACTTGCAGCCACAAGAATATAAAGACCTTATCCCGTTAGTCGCACTCTATCGCCCTGGTTGTCTTAAAGCTGGTATGGTTGAACAATTCGTTAAACGTAGAACTGGAAAAGAAGAAGTATCTTATTTATTGCCCTGTCTTGAGTCAGTAATGCAAAATACATATGGCGTTATGCTTTATCAAGAGCAGGTTATGCAAATGGTACAAGTTATGGCAAACTACTCGCTTGGACAAGCTGATCTGTTTCGCAGGGCTATAGGTCGTAAAGATGAAAAACTAATGCAAGAAATAATACCTCCATTTATTAAAGCCTGCGAGGAAAATAATTACACCCACGAACAAGCACAGCAAGTTGCTAATTATATAAATGGTTGCTCTGATTATCTATTTAATATGGGTCATTCTGCTGGTTATGGTTATATCGCATATCAGACAGCGTTTTTAAAAACTCATTATCCTTCGCAATTTATGTGTTCTCTACTTAATACATATATAGATGATAAGGATAGTCAGACACAGTATATGAAGGATGCCGTGAATATGGGCATTAAAATACTTCAACCCAGTATAACTAAAAGCAAAACTCAGTGGTCTGTTACTCCTGATAATCATTTACGTGTTGGTCTTAGTGCTATTCGCAATATAGGAAACTTCAATATTCCTACTGATATTGAAGAATTCCATGAGTTTATGGCTAAGTACCATATTATTAACAAAAGGGTGTTGGAATATTTAATAAAGGCAGGGTGTTTTGAAGGCGATAGAGCATTACAACTCGCACAACTTGAATGGTACAAAGACGACAAAAAAGGTTATAAACGAATGCTTGAGTGTCGTGAGAAAATCGAATATGCAGAAAGCCAAAGAAACAATAAAAAAATCGCAGAGTGGCAAAATGAACTTTTGGCTATTTCTAGTATTGATGAAGTCAAACCTTTCCAAAGTCAGATTATAGAATGGGAACGTGATGCATTAGGATTTACGTTCCACGAAATACTTGATCAATATGATTTGTCTTATTGTGATAAAGCGCAAGATGTTGTTAGTGGTGAAATAATTAATATTAAACCTTGGTTGACTAAGAAAGGTGAACCAATGGCGTTTATTAAATTAAGGACTAAAATTAATAACCTAGACCTTGTTATTTTTGACGAACACTATAAGAATTTAAAAAATAATTGTGTTTACCTGTTTAGAACACAGGGGAATGTTGTTAAAGACATTGCAATTGCTAAAGCAAAACAATAAGGAGGGGCTATCCCCTCCTAGTGTTAGGAATTTATTTTTTCTTTTAATTGCTTTTCTTTCCATTTAATATATGCCCATTCAATATATTCTGCATTTTCTGGATTTGTAGCAAAATCACGAATTTTTTCTGGTAGATGTGAAACTGAAGAATTTGTAAGATAACCAGGATTTACACCTAATGCTATAGCTAGTTTTTCAAAAACATCTACTGGCGGTCTTTTGAACTCGTTGCGTTCAAGGCGTTGTAAGGTGGATTGGCTAATACCTACAAGTTTACACAATTCATCTTGGGATAACCCCTTTAACAATCTAAGTTCTTTAATTTTTTCACCAGAAGTTTTACCCATTAAAAACATCACCTCCTATTATTAGTTAATGAGTTAATCTATATGGATTATAGCATAATTATAAACTATTTGCAATTCAAAAAACGAATAAAATCAGTCATTATATACCCCGCAGGGGAGCATTATTTGGGTAATTAATTCATTATTTGGGTGGTTTTAATCTTGTAAAAATTTGTTTTTTAGTGTATAATTACCGTAGAAACAAACAAGTGTTTTGGATTAATTATTATTTAGAGGGTGAGGTTTTTTATGCTAAGATTGGAAGTTGGGGTATGTGTGATTATCTGGAAAGAGGAAGGAGAAGATGGTTATTGCTGTCAAGTTGCGTCTAGCCTAACTGATGCCAAGCAGTTTTTAACTGAAATGAAAGAACTTGGGTATAATAATACTAATACAAAAATCATTGCTATCTCATAGCTATATATCCCCTTGTTGCGCTTCAAGGGGGTCTTTTATCTAAAAATTAACCCAAAAAATGGGTCAAAGAGGTTGAAAAATGGGTGAAAATATATTATTTATGCCAAGCCATATCCTAAGAAACCCTTCAATATCACCAATTGGGAAAGTGGTCTATATGGTTTTGCGTAGTTATACTGTTGAAACAGACTATTGCTCGCCTAAAATATGCGAATTATGTGCTGTTGTTGGTGCTACTGCAAAACCCATTAATAGAGCTATTGACGAATTAATTGACCACAAATTAGTAAAACGCAAACAAATTGGACTTGGAAAACCAAATTGTTATACTTTATTACCTATATACAGGGAGGGGTTCAATGGAAACTAAAACTTATGAAATGTACACAGAATCACAAATTTTATATGGCGTAACAGTTGCTTATATTTTATATTGCACTAACCATTCCCACCCTAAACTTAATAACCGTAATATGACTAAAGATTTCTATATACTACGAAACTTTTTTAAACGCGATAAGGTAAATCTAAGAAAATTATCTGAATATGCAACGCGTCTTGCAGAAAAGGGTGAAAAGCGGATAATGTCTGTTGGTGATTTTTACAAAAGAGCAGAAGCGTACTATCAATGGCAAAGAAGTGAAGTAGAGAAAAAGATTGCACAGGAAATTCTTAAAGATGTGGAAATACCAGTGCAACGCAAATTCACTCTTGCAGATTTAATGAAATTATAGGGGAGTTACTTATGTAGGGAGGAAAAACATATTCCATGAGTCCAGAAGAATTCAACAAGATATATGAGAAGGTAGGAGAATAGCGAAGCGTTTTAACTTAGATGGAAAGGTGTTTAAATTTGAGTTTAGTATCTGTAATACGCAATAAGAGTGATATTGTTGAGTATATTCACTCTCATGGAATTGGTGAACTAGAGCGTTCTGGCTCTACAATTCGTGGTTGCTGTCCTATTTGTAATGGTGATAACCCTACTGAATTTGTGGCTAATGAACGTGTCTTTCATTGTCATAAATGCAAGTGTGGCGGCAATATTATTAACTTTGTTCAATACTATTATAAAATGTCGTATTCTCAAGCTATCGAAAAAATTGCTGACGAACTGAATATTGACTATGCCAATAGTCCTCAGTATCAAGCTGAAAGAAATTTAGTTAAAACATATCAGCCTTTTGTAGATGATTGTGCCAAAAGGATTCATCTTATCCAAAATTATCTTGAAGCTGAGCGTAAAATTCCTATCGAGGTGGCTGTAGAATTTGATTTAGGTTATACAAAAGAGGGTGCTATATGTATACCAATTCATGATGTATATGGTAGGGTTGTTGCTATAGCAAGGCGACAATTTGACAAGAAACCTAAATATATCAATTCTAAAAACAATATCCTTTTTGAAAAGGCAAGCACTTTATTTAATCTTCATAGGGCAAGACTGTTGCTTCATAATACTTTGTACGTTACAGAGGGCTACTTTGATAGTATGGCTGGACACGCAGAGGGGCTACCAGTTGTAGCCTATTTGGGGTCTGAATTAACTAAGGCGCAAATAGGTTTGATTAAATCAGTGTGTATAAACCCTGAGACTACAGTTGTAATTTGTGCTGATAATGATGATGCAGGATTAGCCAGTATTAAACGAACCAGGGAAAATTTTCGCAGTATTGCTCCTAGTCTTTCAGTTCGTGTAATTGTAATGCCTACTGAAAACCATCCATTTTTAGACTATCAAACAGGTATAGTAAATTATAGACCTATCAAAGACCTTAACGACTTACGCCTACAGGGTATTTCTATTGCCAGTGTTCCTACAAAGCATATTGATCAATTTTGTTTAGAAGAAATTCTAGCAAAATGTCCTGATATACAAACTCAATATGTAGCTGTTGGTGAATTTATTAAGAGTGTACAAAATCCAATGATACGCAATGATATTGCTAAATTCTTAGCTGTAAAATGGGAACAAGACATTGGCGACATTAAAAAATGGTTTGCTGTTGTTGATAAACCAGAGGACGATGCTAATTTATTTAAAACTGCAACTCAATGTTTACAACAACTTGAGGAAGAAATATCTGCTGGTTTCCTACCTCTAGGTTTTCCAATCCTTGATAAATCTTTAAAAGGTTTACGAAAAAAAGATGTGTTATTAATTGGAGCGTACCCAAGTACAGGCAAGACTTTCTTTGCAGGGCAGTTATTGTTAAATTTTGTACTTTCACTTAAAATGCGCGTATTATTTTTTTCTCTGGAAATGTCTGGTGGTGGATTAATGGAACGACTAGCTGCTTGTTTAATGGGAATATCTACAGACGAACTTATTCGCAGGGTACAATCTGGTGAACTTGCTGAAACATATGAAAAAATCAAGGCATTGTTAGAAAAATATATACGCGTTATAGATGATACTGGTTTAACTAGCCAAGACATTGATCGTATTATTAAGCAAGCAAACATGACACAGTTTTCTCAACCTGTAGATATTATTATTATTGATTATTTACAGATTATGGGTAATACTGCTACATTTGAAGCCAAAGAAGCTAATGCTCAAAGCTTAAAACCTCTTGCTAAGAACAATAACGTGCTTTGTATTGCTTTGTCACAATTATCAAGAGGTACAGAAGTATGGCAACGTCCCACGATGAATAAATTAAAGGGTGGCGGCTCAAATGAAGCTGTTGGAGATTTCATATTAATGCTTTATAAAAAATGTGAAAACCCTACAATAAGCTTAGAAAAACAAAACGAATTAAAAGATACTATCACAGTATCCATTGAAAAAGGCAGACGAGGTTACAACATTAAAGAAGTTGATATAAAAATCGATCAAAATACTACAACCATGTCAGAAATACCTATAAAGACCAACTGATAGGGATTTTTCGCCCTTTCTTACCCAAAAAACGGGTAAAATGGTTTAAAAAATGGGTAAAGTATGGTAAACTATAAATATAGTTAAGAGATTAATATGTAAAGGAGGAAATATTAAAGGAATATTTTATCCTATTTTACCCAAATAACGGGTAAAATGCTTTAAAAAATAAGTAATTTATATTAAAAATGGGTTACAACAAAAAAACAAGGAGTGAAATATTTGGCATTAAAATTACCAACAGAAAAAAGCCAACCAAAACCAAACTTGGAGGATTATACTGTATTGCTTTATGGTAGTCCTAAGATTGGCAAAACAACATTCTGTTCACAGATGAACAACCCCTTATTCTTAGCAACAGAAGCAGGCACAAACGCTCTTTCTGTGTTTGAAGTTCCTATTTCAAGTTGGGAGGACTTCATTGAAGTTGTTAAACTTGTCATTACTGGTCTAAAAAACGAAAAAGCAGGTGGAGAGAAATTCCCTTACAGGACACTTGTAATTGATACGATTGATAATCTTATCAAGTTCTGCACTGAGTATGTCTTAAAGCAAAATGAAATAACCCACGAAGGGGACTTACCCTTTGGTAAGGGCTATACATTGGTCAAAGAGGAGTTGCGTAAGGCAATTGTAAGGTTGTCATTACTGCCTATTGGTTTAGTAGTAATTTCCCATGAAAAGATCGAAGAAATTAAAACCAGAACAAGCGTAATTAATAAGGCTGTACCAACAATGCCTAAATCTCATCGTGAGATTATTTTAGGTATGGCAGACATTATTCTGTATGCTCATTCAATTCAACGTCACACAGATAAAGGCATTGAAGAAGTTAGAGTGCTGCGGACTAAAGGAACTGAGAATTGGGAAGCGGGCGATAGAACTGGTAAGTTACCTGCAACCTTAGAATTTAATTATCCAGTATTTAAAAAATCATGGGACAATCTACCAACAGAAAACACAAAAACAGAAAAGACAGCGGAGGTTAAAAAGTAATGTTTGATAAAGATGCAATATTTAACAATGATGATGATTTAGCAACTCTGTGGGGCGATACTCCTGCGGAAGAACTTAAATACGTTGAAGTGCCAGATGGTAAATATGAAGCGACTGTAAACACTGTTCGTTTTGAAAATTCCAAGGCTGGCAAGCCTATGATCAAATGGGATTTAATTATTAAAAATAATGGTCAAGAAGGGCGACATGTATTCTTGAATCAAATGATTACTGATCAAAAGCAAGTTGGGTTTGTGAAAGGTCAACTGCAATCAATTGGTTTAAATGTATCTAGTTTGCAATCAATCAAAGAGGATTTAGCAGAATTATTAGATGCCACTCTTGCGATTACTCTTAAAACCAGACCTGCAACTGCTGAGTATGAAGCACGACAAAATGTGTACCTTAATATGATTATTGAACGTAAGCAAAATAATCTTTCTAATGTCTTTGCTGACGATGATCTTCCGTTTTAATGAAAGGCTATATTGGAGTTAAACTTATTGAAGCCACGCCAATGACCAGGGGTGATTACAACAATTACAGAGGGTGGACTATTCCAGCTAATGAAAACCCTGCGGATGAAGGTTATTTAGTATATTATACTGACGATTATTTTTCATGGTCGCCTAAAGGTGTTTTTGATGGTGCTTATCATGAGATTGAAGGTCAAAACAATTCCATTTCACAGCAGGATGTTGATAATTTTATCGTTGACATTAAATCTATACAGTTTGGCGATAAAACTACAGTGGTTAAAGCTACGTTGGCAAATGGCTATGTTTTAGTGGAGAGCAGCTCTTGTGTCGATATTGCTAATTTTAGCATGAATGTAGGGCGTGAAATTTGTATAGAGAAAATCAAAGATAAAGTATGGGCTTTACTTGGTTTTCTGTTGCAATGTGCAAATAAGGGGTTGAAGTAATGAGAAAAATCTCTTTCTTCGCTGTGATCGGCAATCATACCCATAAGAGCGAGGTATTTGAATACGATAATGATGCGACTTTGGAAGATCTTAATGTGGAAATAAATGATTGGATATTAGATCAGATTAAAGAGAAGGGTTGGATTATAGAAAACTAAAAATGGAGGTTCAATTTGCCTTATACAAAATTTGTTTGTCCTGATTGGAACTCCTGTAGCATTGATGATTGCCTTAAAGAGTGTCGCTTAAAAGATAAATTACCTGCTGAAAGGTGCTTGTCTCTTAGAACTCTAATGGCGATAGCTGAACAAAGGGTATGGAATGGCATACCCTCAACCACTCAGCTTTTAAGGGGTACTCGTGAGAGTTATTTGTGCCTGACAACTGAGTATGAAGTAGACCCACAAGATATGCTCTTTGCTTTATATGGCACTAAAGTCCATGCAAAATTAGAGGAATATCAACCTAGCGGTAGTTCTACTGAAATACGACTGTTCGACGAAATATCAAGCGGTGCATACGACTTTTATATGGATGGTATTCTGTATGATCTTAAAACATATGGTTCGTATGCAGTAGCTAAAACTCTTGGGATTCACGCTATCGAAATGCCAGATGGAGTTTATAAATCAACTCATAAAGATGGTAAATATAAAAAGGGCGATCCCAAATTCAAGAAGGTTTATGTAGAGGGGGGGCTTAAAAAAAGGTTTGACTTAGCAGTGCAACTTAATGACTATCGCATGAAACTTCAACGAATTGCAAAGCTGCCAGTGCGAAAAATGATCTGCGAAATGCTTGTTCGTGATGGTGGCACTTATATCGCAAAGAGTAGAGGTGTAATGCGAAGGGGCGAGCTGGCTGTTATTAATAAAATAAGTGATATATGGATAGAGCGTTTCATGCGAAAGAAATGGTATTTACTTAAACATCACTTAGAAACTGAAACAATCCCACCTGTATGTAGACCTAGAGAGCGTTGGTATGATTCTAAAACAGGCAAATCGCTGAAATGTTCAGCCTATTGTCATGCAAGAAATAATTGCGACTTTGGAAAACGAGAAATAGCAATAGGGGTAGATAAAGTTGATTAAAAAAAACAACAGAAATAAAAAAAGAAGCAGAAATAAAAGAGAAGGAGTATGGAAACTACATCAACTTGTTAGGTTTAGGCTTACTAAAAATGTAGACCTAGACCTTATGGGTATGGTCGCAGATGTATTAAATAGATACGCAAGATAAAAAGAGGTGAAATTATGTTAAAAATCCAGCAAAAAATTGAAGTCTTGTCTGATGGTGAATTAAAAAAATGCAACCATGTCTACATACCAAGACATAAAAATGGAAAATTATCATTTTTTAAACTTCAACATGTAATGGAGCATGTTTGCTTTAGTTGTGGTAGGCATGAGGTTGTTATTACGAAAATTGTTCGTGAAGGTAATCCATTTACTTTTAATAAAACTGTTGAGCGTTTCCTCCAAAAAGGAACAGAGTAAATGAATATTAGTAAAATTAACGAGCCACTAGAACATAGCTCACCAATAATTAAAGGTGTTGGTGTTGACGCTCCAATGACTATTAATGAACATGGCGGCAAACAAAGTCAAGTATTGTATGCTTTTGATGCACTCGATGCTAAGACTATGTTCGCAATGTGTAAGGTACTGCACGAAGGTCGCTTAAAATATGGGAGTGATGAAAACTGGCGGTTAATTCCTCCTGTAGAACATCTTAATCACTTACTAATTCATGCCTTTGCATATATGGCTGGCGACAAGTCAGACGAACACCTTTCACACATTCTTTGTAGAGCAATGTTCTTGTATGCGACTGAATATAAAACAAAGGAGATAAAATGAACAGAACAATACAAGAAAATATAATAACTCTTACCAATTGTTTCCCACGAGCAAAAAGTGATTATAGCTATTTAGTGCGCCAGTATTGGATACATATTGATGGACTTAAATCACTAAATGACAGAAACATAAACCTTACTCCTTGCGAAAGCATAACTCGCACATTTAGGTATTTAGTAGCCAACGGAGCTATTCAATTACCTATCACAGTTAAAAATAGGCGAAAAAAACTAGCCGCTATGATCAGCAGAGCATTATCGCCACACATCAAAAAGGCAAAGCGTGATTGTTCTTCTTGGTAGACCTGTTCCTAAAAAGAACAATAGTCGAATTGTAAGGCGTGGAAGGTTTGTGAGTGTTATTCCCTCTAAGGCGTTTGTAACCTATGAAGAATCATGCCTAAAGCAATTAAAGTCTTACACAGAAAAACACAATGGCATTATGTGGGTGAAATGTCAGTATTGGTTGCCTGACAAAAGGTGGTATCCTGATTTAGTAAATCTTCTTTCTGCTTCGCATGACATATTAGAAAAGGCAGGCATTATTGATAATGACCGCAACATCATTAGTGTTGATGGTAGTCAAATAATGGGATTCGATAAAGAAAATCCCAGAGCGGAGATAACAATAATATCGCTAAGTGACCATGTATGAGTTTAATTGAAGTTGTATGTAGAAAGTGTGGTAAGGTGATTTGTTGGTCATTACCTAATACCACAATACTTTGTCCTAAATGTAAAATATGGAACAAAGATAAATCAAAATAATTAAGACTAAGGGGAGAAAAACAATAAACAAAAAGAGAGGGACAGAATGCTCAATTTTATTGCAATTATTCTAATTATATTGGCGTGTGCAAAATATCTTGGGTGGTTCTAAGTCCTAGATATTGGAGGGTAATATTTTGAAAATAAATTATTCGTACACACCAGATTTTATAGACTTCTTTAAGGGATTACAAAGTATTTCTTATGGTAAAGAATTAGCTAATCTTGATGGAATTGGAAAACAACTTGATATAGCTGAATTTTCAAGACAGTTTTTTGGCAAAGTTGGTGATAATGGTACAACTGCTGATATTAGCATTGATGCAAATTCAAATGTGGATGATGTTAGTATAATTGCCTATGAAGCAGAAATAGCTAAACCAATAGGCAAGCTTAACGCTTATTATTTCTTATATACAACTGCAAAAGAATTATACGGCGAAAATACTGCAAGAGAAATTATTTGTGGTCAGTTTTCTAAAGATTATTATATAAATGATTTCTTTGCTTTCAATAAGCCTTATTGTTTCAATTTTAGTTGTGTTGATGTTATGTTTAGCGGCTTACCTTTTGTACAGAAGATTAAATCTAATCCACCAAAACATTTAAGTTCCTTTATGGGACAAATGATACAGTTTATAACATATGCGTCAAACAGTGTGGCTGGTGCTGTTGGTCTTGCTGACCTAATAATTTGTGCATCATTTTATGTAGAGAAAATGTTAAAAGAAAGCAAAGGCGTTCCCAAAGCGTACCTCTGGAAAAGTATTAAGCAAGAATTTCAAAGCTTTATCTATAGCGTCAACCAACCTTTTAGGGGTGGCAATCAATCTGCATTTACAAATATAAGTGTTTACGATGATTACTTTCTGGACAGTCTGTGTGAACAATATTATATGCCAGATGGAAGTCAACCTAATAAAGCATTAATCAAAAAACTGCAAATTCTATTCCTTGATCTTATGAATGAAACACTGGCTCAAACCCCTGCAACTTTCCCTGTAACTACTGCTTGCTTTAGTGTTACTGATAATCGCAAAGTTCGCGACAAGAAATTTCTAAAGATGATCATGAAGAAAAACATCAAATTTGGATTTATCAATCTTTATGCAGGGAAAACAAGCACACTTTCTTCATGTTGTCGTTTGCGGTCTGAAAGCGACAATGAGTATTTTAATGCTTTTGGTAGTGGTGGTACTAAGATTGGCTCGTTAGGTGTTGTAACGCTTAATCTTCCGCGATTAGCTGTTAGTGCAGATGGTGATATTGATACATTTCTACAATCACTATCGCATTATACTTCATTAGCTGCAAAAATAAACCATGCAAAGCGAACATTAATTAGTGAACGAATTGCAAATGGTAACTTACCACTCTACACATTAGGATTCATGGATATTAACAAACAGTATAGCACCTGCGGTTTGGTTGGTATTAATGAAGCATGTGAAATAATGGGTATGCCACTAATTCGTAATGATGGGGCAATTAATAAAGATGGCGTAGAAATGGTTAAACGTATTTTGGAAATTGTCAATGGTACTAATAAATATTATCAAAACAAATTTAAAACACCTCACAATTGCGAACAAACACCTTCTGAAAACTCAGCGATTAAGTTGGCACAAGCAGATAAATTGCTAGGATTTCAACAAAGATTTGACTTATATAGTAATCAGTTTATTCCTCTTACTACTCAGGCTGCAATGATGGACAGGCTAAAGTTACAAGGGAAGTTTGACCAATATATGACTGGTGGTGCAATCTGTCATATTAATATTGCTGACGAACCTAACGAAAATCATATTCCCTTTATGATGAAAGTTTTCCAAAAAGCTGTTGAATATGGTGTGATCTACTGCGCTTACAACTACAATATGCAGCGTTGTAGCGAGGGACATATTAGTGTTGGAAAGCGTGATATGTGTCCTCTTTGTGGAAAGGAAATTCAAGAAAATTTTACAAGAGTTGTTGGTTTTTTAGTTAATGTTAAAAACTGGCACAAGGTAAGGCGTGATCAGGATTATCCTAATCGTCAGTTCTATACTGGAGGTTAATATGAAAATTATAACTCGCAATTCTACCTACGAAATTAAGGGAAATACCCTTCTTCGCAATGGCGAAGTCTATACTGATAAAATTCTTTTTCATAATAGTAACCCAGCAATTGGCGGTAGGTTGTATGTTGAATATGAAGATTCTAATGGTTGTCGTTACTATATGAATACCTCTGCAATTCAAGATGTGATAGCGGATTGAACATTGCTGGTGAACAATTCCCTACCTTTAATGCCTATAATGGCAAGGTAGCTTATGAAATTTTTGTGTCTGGTTGTGACAACCATTGTTTTGGTTGTCACAACCCAGAACTACAAAACTTTCAACATGGAACATCTGTTGAAAGATATGTTTATGAACTATATAAACGCATGAATGAAGCGCGAAATATGTTTGATATTATCGCAATCCTTGGTGGTGACTTACATAGTCAAAATGTCTTAGATGCTGCATTATTTATTATGTTTTTGCGTACTAAATTTCATGATAAAGAGTTTTGGCTATTTACTGGTTGTGAATTAGATAATTTACACGAGTATGAAAAAGATATGTTCGACGTTATAAAAACAGGTAAATACATTCAAGAACTACATCAGGAAGGGTTTCCAGCGTCAAGTAATCAAAAAATATTGCGAAAAGGCGTTGATTATTAATGAAGAAATGGTATGAAAAATGGGCTAAAAAAATAGATTTACCATAAATAAAGATAACGAAAAATTGATTTTATCTGGTCTTGTGGCAAATCAGGATAAACATGGAGCAACATTTTGTCCCTGTAAGACTGAATTAATCGCCGACAATATTTGTCCATGTGATCAAATTCGCACATTAAGAGAATGCCACTGCGGATTATTCGTAGAACTGGAAAAGAAGTAAGGAGTGTAAATAATTATTGATTAATGTATTAAATGCTGGATATGTTAAACTCTTAGACTCAATGGGTGGCGATAAGTCTATTGTCGAAGGTGCAAGAGTCTGTTTTAATACTGGGGGCAACAATCTTGCAGATCGTAAATTAATACAAATGCTTATTCGTGAGAAACATAACTCACCCCTCGAACATTGCACAATGACTTTTGAAGTTAAACTTCCGCTTTTTGTTCGTGATCACTGGGTTAGACACAGAATAGGCATGTCTTACAATATTAAATCATTGCGATATTGCGAAGCAGAACCAGAATTTTTTATTCCACAAGAGTTAAAAATAGGCTCAGAGGAATATAAGCAATGGGTTACTGCTAGTGAAAGTAGTATTAATGATTATCTTACTTGGGTGGAATGTTTTTTTAAAAAAGGTATGTCAAATTTAAGATCAAGAGAACTTGCCAGGACAAAGTTGCCAACTGAAATATATACTAAGATGATAGTTACAATGAATGCAGCAAGTTTAATTCACTTTTTGAACTTACGCGATAATGCTCATGCACAGCCTGAGACACAATTGTATGCAAAAGCATTACTTCAATTAGCTAAAAGGGTAGCTCCTGTTACTTTTACTTCGTATGAAATGTTGAAACTCAAGAGGGAGATTTAGATGCTTAGAAAATATGTAATAAAGAATATTGCTACTGGTGAATTTAGAATAAGACTATATACAAAAGAAGAAGCTATCCAGCAAATTAATAAATTACTTATATATCAACCTCATAGTAAATTTGCTATTCACGCAATAACTGAAAAGCCAGTATATGCTATAGAAGATAAACTGGTTGCTACAATTCCTGGACTTCCTGAGTATAGTGACGATGAATCTAAAGAATATATAGTTACTGCTAAGTCAAAAGATGGTCAAGACATTTTTATTATAGACTCTGGCTTAACAAAAACAGAAGCGATTAAAACTGCAAAGAAAGTAGCTTTAAAGCAGTTAGACTATCAACATGCAGTTTTATCATTGTATGGCGGTCATGCTCATGAAGTTCTTGTGGAAAATCATTATTACTTAGAGGAGTTTAAAAATAATGAAGCTATCTAATACTTACAGTATATTTAATAAATTAGCAGGAAATTATGTTAAAAAAGATGGGAAAACTCTATTAACTAAAAATGAAGCTATTACACATGCTAAGTATTTAAAAAGAAATTATCCAGAAATAGAATTCCAAGTATTTGAAATCTCCAGTTATTATCCTGTTCATATGACGACTGTTGCGAAAGTTGAGGGTATGCCAAATGCGTAAAGATTTTATAGTTACTTGCATGGATGAAAAAGACGACGAAAAGAAAATTCTACTGTTGGATTTTGGCGATAACCAATTTCAAGCAACTAGAGAAGAAGCCTTGTATTATGCTTGTGAATTAGCTAAACAATACCCTCATGTTAGCTACATGGTTATGTCTTTGCGTGGTTGTAAGCCACATAAGGTAGTACAACATGATATATTAACTGTAGAGGGACTTGAATAATGTTTGACGTTCTAGGTAGAGAAGTAAAAGAAAATGATCTAGTTCTTGGTATGGTTATTAGTCGCGATAGTGATGGTATCCGCTTTGGTGTGTCTGATGGGAAAAGCGTTACTTGGTCTACGCGTAATTGTGGGTGTACTTTTAAAAGTGTCATGAGTAATATATACCTTATCGAAAATCCATCAGAGAAAGAACTTGAAATTAAGCAACAAATTGTTTGTTTAATTGAGAAATCTAAACAAGAGCAATTAGAAAAAAACTCAAAAGAAAAGCGGTAAAGCGAATACCTACTAAAGAATTGGTTATTGGCGGTTCTTATGCTGATGATAGAGGTTGCGAATATATCTATCTTGGTAAAGGTAGTGTTTATAGTGACCATGATGATAAATTTTTAGAAGGGTATATATATTTATACAGTTTACATGATTATAATAGTGAAACTGATATTTTCACTTATTTACCTTGTGTTAATGTGTTAAAAAACCCTAGAAAATTAATTAAGGAAATAGATCCACCTCTAACTAGTTATCAATTTATTAAAAACGAATTTACTTTAATTAGCGAACACCGCCGCTTTACTCCCAATAGAACAATTAAAAGAACACTAAAATTTAAATTGGAGGGTCTTAAATAATGGAAAGCACAAATGAACTCACCAATCCTGCTGATGCACCTATAAAGCCTAAAAAACGTATAGCTAAAGCTGAACAAACTATGAACACTGCTTTAGAAATTAAAGTTAAGTATTTTGATCAGGCGTGTAAACTAGAAAAGATTGAAAAGGGCGATTGGATTGACGTTCGTTCTGCGGTTACTAAGCAATATGTGCGCGGTGAATTTTTCCTTATTCCACTTGGTTTCGCTTGCGAACTACCAACAGGATATGAAGCTCATGTTGCTCCCAGAGGTTCGACTTTTAAGAACTATGGCATTATTGAAACTAATTCTGTAGGTGTGGTTGATGAAAGCTATAAAGGTGATAACGATCAATGGTTTATGCCAGTTCTCGCTATGCGTGATGGTGTGATTTACAAGGGCGAACGTGTTGGGCAATTTCGCTTAGTAGAAAAAATGCCACCTGTTAAAATTACTGAGGTCGAACATCTTGGTAATAATGATAGGGGTGGACATGGAAGTACAGGGGTTAAGTAATATTTGATATATTATTTTCTAGTAGATTTCAACAACAAGGGACATTATTATAAATTTGGTATTGAAACTGACGAAAGCAAAGAAGTTGTTGAAAAATATCTACAAGGATTTTCCCATGATGTGCGGTTTCTAAAAGAACAAAAGGAACGCACTAGGAAAGATAGGGGTGATCGTCTGTGTCCTGTAGGGGTAATATGTTTCTGTAAGTATCAGTACGATAAATATAACACCTTTCTCAAAAATGTAACTAAGTCCAATATTGATAATCGTCACACTATAGTAATCACACAGGATGAACAAGATGGATAGATTGGCAAAACTCATTGATAATTATAATTGCGGCATAATCCCTCTTGAGCGATTACAAAGCGAACTAGAATTTGCACAATGGCAAGAGGAAACAGAGCAAGGTCGTAAGCGTGATGCTATTGTGCTGATGATAAAGAATAACATGTACAATTCTCTGAGTGTCTTAACTACTAAGACACCAGAGGAAATTGTACTTGAAGAAGAAAAGCAATCTGAAATTCTTGAAATGTTATCTAGTATTCGTGAAGTAATTGGCGATAGGGATTATAAAATTCTTACTCTCTATGTTGTTGATAAATTAACGCAACAAAGAATTGCAAAGTCCTTTAACCTGACTCAGCAACAGGTAAATAAAATTCTTCTCTATAGTATTAAGAGAAGAATTAACCAAAAGAGATGTAATTATCCTCAATATTTCACTATATTATGTAGGGAAAATTTACTGCCAAAGCAAAGTCAACTAGAAGCACGTTCACCTGAGACAAAGGGTTATCCTTTTGAATTCTTACAGAAGGTATCTGTATCTGGGAGTTGGCAAATTCGTCAGAAAAAATATGCTATAACACTTCAAAATGGCAATACTGTTAAGGGTAAAATTGGTAAACGAACATATGTTTCTAATAGTATATGTCTACTCCCTGAGTATTTTAAAGAATCCTTTCGCGATAAAAAAACTGTCTGTCCTATCTGTGATAAATGTAAGCGTCAAATATAGGGAGGATTATATTGGCAAAACAATATTCAAAACAGCAAATACATATTGATAATAAATATGATTGGACTGTTAAACAGTTATATGATTCAACAACAAGTGATAGGTTTTATGGTCAGCTTGATCATCGCCAACTAGAAGCGTATGCATGTCTTATAGGTAAACAATATAATATAATTATATTTGACGAAAAGGCAGGCTGCGGTAAAACAACTCTTGCATTCCTTGCAGGACTTAATATGCTTAGAACAGGTAAAGTTGCTAAAATTATATATATAAGAATACCAGACGAACGTGCTTTAAGATTAGGTTATGTTCCTGGTGAACTTAATGAAAAAGAAGCAATATTTATGTTTCCTGCATATGACGCACTCTTGGTTAATGGGTTACAGCCTTATGCTGTAGATACCTTAAAATCAAAAGGGTTAATTGAGTTCTGTACTGACACTACAATGCGTGGGCGTAACTTAGAAAACGCTTATGTTATTATAGATGAGCCACAAAATGCAGACCTAGAAACACTCAAATTACTACTTACACGCCTACATGATAACTGTAAGTGTGTCTTGTCTGGGCATTCTGGACAAGTGGACAGTAAGTTACCCAAATATGGCATACAAGGGTATAATGCGTTTAAAGTATATCAGGCACATTTATTACAAAAACCTTGGGCTATCAAGTGTGTCTTACCTATTAATTACAGAGGTAAAGTGTCTCGATGGGCTGACGAAGTTGACGAAACAGTAAAGTTCCTATAAAAACAAAAACAACCCCTCCAACCTCAATTAAGAGAAAGGAGGGGTTGTTTTTGTTTTTATGCCGCCAATTGTTTGATAACTTTATACGTTTTATCAAGTAAATCATGACCTATTACAATTCTTTCAAAATGTAATTCTTTAGTTCTTATAGTTGGTTTTTTAACTGTTACTACATGGTCAGCGAAGTCAGCAACAGCATTTATAACGCCCCATGTATTATTACGATGATTTGCAAGGTTATCTACCTTCAATCGTTCCCATACTTGGTAACGCTGTAGCTCAATATTCTTTTTAGCTTGGTCTGCCTTGTCTGAATCAGGAATAGGTAGAATTGTTTCAACTATCTTTTGAATTTGATCATCATTAACTTTAATACCAGCTAATACCTCTGCTTCTTTCTGTAGGGCAGTTTTATAGCTGTTAGAAATTGACAAGATGCGTTTTGCTTCGTTAATCTTCTCTTGAATATCGCCAGTGTGTCTTATTTTTACCGCACGAACTGCGGTATTGAGAGCAAAGTTAAGTGTATTCATACAAACAACTCTAATGGGCGTAAGTAATACTCTAGCACTTGAACTCCCATCGTGAGCGTTCATCATGACAATGTATTGAGCAGTATCATCACCTAATAGTTCATAATTAGGTAACTTTGCGGTCATCCAGACCTTTTTACCTTTTTGCAAACTACCTGCTGTTTCGTAAACTAGTCCATCTCCTAGTAGAGCGTCCATAAAGCTAAAGCATTCATGATTTTGAATTGGTTCATATCTACCACGAACAATACCTAGAATAGATGCGTCTGATTGACGAACTACTGCACTATAATCTTCAATCACTTGTGGTCTTGGTTCTAGTTTTCCATTTTCGACATAGCCATGATTATATACATACATATTTTGTAATTTAACTATCCAATCAAGACCTGCCACAACTAAGGCTTTATCTGATGTTGGGGCTTCTGAAACCTCAGTACCCAGACCATGCCAAGGTGTTTGTCCGAAGTAAAACATGTTTTCAAGTTCGTGCGCCATTATTGACATACCTCCCTAATAATACTACTATCACCTAATTATAACATTCATATATAATGTGGGTCAAACGTGTTTTTAATAAAAATATTAAGGGAGAAGGACTGACATCCTCTCCCTTAAAAGTGCGTATTCTATTCAAATTCGACTTCTGCGTCTGGGTCAATCACTGCTGTTCCCTCAGTATTTTGTTCTGTTTGTTGGAACATGTCAGTGCCTAATATTTCCTCAGTTTTGATTGCTTCTGTTTTAATTTCCTGAGTTACTTCTGGGACTACTGTGTCAGCAACTTCATCTATCGTAATTTCTTCGTAAGTAACTTCCCAGGGGGTAGAAGGGTAGTTGAAAAATGAGAAGTATTCTTTGATTTGTTCTAGGCGAATTTTGACATTGGTACTCTGTGCAACACCAGCAGCGCAAGCATTCTTATAAGCCTGACCTCTGTTTTTAAACCAATCAATGATATTATCAGCAGTGCGAGCAGGGTCAACCACTGGATTAAGAACAGTAAACAACATTGGAATATGCGTTGTGCGATAAATTTTCTTGCGATCTTTTTCAGCAAGTGGAATATTACCCAGATAATTTGTAATTGCTATTAATTTTTCAATCGTATTAACATGTATATCTGAGTGGATACCAGTGTCGCGCAACCACTTTGCATATGAGCCTATATTGTCGATACTTAATTCAGTTTCATCATTAAGTATCATCATAGTTGCTAGAATAACTTGATGCGAAACGAAATGCGTACGCTCTCTTGCAGTCCATGCAGCTAACTCAGACCAGAACTTCATCTTGGCAACTTGATCAACAAATTCCATTACCTCTGTTCCAATTTCTGCACGAATTTTCTCGAATTTTGTTAGTTGAGTACCATTATTAAGACGAATAAATATATCAGTAATAATATTTGGGTCTTGGTCACGACAAATTTGAAAGTCAATGCTGTAGCTTAGAATTTCATCTTGAAGATTAGGGTGAAGTTCGCTGAACAGTTTACCAGCAATTTCACAACTAAATACAGCAGGTGTTTTCTTGTCTAGGCGAAAACCATCATTGAGGAAATTTATGATTGTAGTTAAACGCTGTTTACCATCTAAGATATGTAGAACATCGTTGCGGTCTTTGTCCCAGGCAAATACTTGGGGAATAGGAAAATTAACAATAAGTGAATTGATAAATAGTGACATTTGGAATGAATTCCAAACTTCGCCGCGCTGAATCGCAAGATCAAAATTAAGTTCTCCTGCATCTGATTTGGTTTTTACTTTCCTAATAGTTAAGTTTTGGTTATTTCTGTTCATAGCTTTTTTATGAGCCATTGCTTCTACAAAATCAGGCACTTCTTCAACGAAACCAGTTGCGAGTTCCTCTGCTTCTGTATTTTCAATACCTACAGTTAGTTCTTGATCAGGGTCAATAATAAGGGTAGCTTCGCGACTTTTGATTACCTCGTTTGCTTTCTTGTTGATCATAGTAACTTTGTTGTTGTTCTTTTTAGCCATTGACAATCAACTCTCCTTTTAGCTATTCGCCACTCAATTTAGATAATCCGCATGAAAATTATAACATATGGATTTCGTTATATCAATACCCCGAAGGGGAAAATAAGCTTTTACTCTCCCCTTTGGTAAAGTTGTTTTTTTGATATTTTTATATATGAGCATTATCACTCCATTTCTTGATTTTGAACGTAGGCTATAAGTTCATCAATAGCGTTACTACCTGCACCTATGAAATAACCTCTACCCCAACCTTGCCAGTTAGGGTTAATCCTACGCATTATTGGTGTCGTGCAGCCTTTAATATATCTAGCAATTTGCATAGGAGAGAGGGTAACGTCAGATTGAACTACAAGGTGTACATGATCTTTCTTTCTAATGCCACCTGCTTTTAGCTCTGTGTCTCCAACATTACCCTCTAAGATAGTAATAGGATATTTAGTTATTGCTTGGCGAATGTATCCTATAACTTCATCAGGAATATTCTCACGCCTATACTTTTTAGTGATTACAAAATGGTAAACTATACAACATACTGAATGATTATGGTGGATAGGTTTAATCTGCATAGTTTCCTCCTTAATATAGATAGCCTATTTCTTTTGCAATCTTGGCTTGTGCCTGCATATGTGCTAGAGTGTTATCCTTAGTATCATATAGTAAATGTGCTAATTCATGTGATATTGTGTCACTTGCCCTTAGTATAAAGCGTAAATCCTCTAGGCTGATATGTTCGCTTGTCCAGTTTTTTACTGTAAAGTCACCTAATTTTAGACTTTTGCGATCTAGGTATATTTTACCTTGTGTACATACACCTTCAATAATATTATCTGGGGATTGTAACTCCTTATCATCGAACTGTGAAACTATCTTCATGGTAATGTTGCAAATATTAAATGTCTCGCCAATCTTATAATATTCCTCAATTCGACGAAGTAGGAATAATGCCCTTTTTTCTTTTAAGGTTCTTGTTCCAATATCAGTAAATTTGTGTTGTTTCTTAATATTGTCAACAAGATAAGATATATGCGGCACACTGTATTCATTAAACACTCGTTCGTATAACTCATTGACAGCAATTATACCTTTAAATCCATAGTATTCCATATTAGTGATAGTCTCTTTACTAGCATTTAATTCGTTTGGACTTACCCAGAATAACTTATTAGATTTAGCAATAGATACAATACTGTTTTTTCTTGCTCTAGGATTAATAGACTTTACTGCACTTAATACAGTGTTTTGGTTATAGTTTTCAGTAGGAGGGAAGGAGTGTTCAGTTTCATAGCTTTGTTCGTACATGTCTGTGTTGTAATTAAATATGTCTAGTTTTGGTTTAAGGACTTCGTCTTTAATTTTATTCTCTTTTGGGTTAATATATTCATCTTCATCATTGACATGAACTTTAAACATATCATCGTCAATTTCTAGTAAATCTTCGTATTCTTTTACATTAAGAATACTTGCAATGGGATGGGAAAATTCATCAATTAAGTTATTGTCAGCAAGTTTAATAAATTCGCGGTATAATTTCTTAGTATCTTTTTCAAGCTGGTCTTTAAAGTTGCGATATTTTCCATCATTAATAATCGCTTTGCGATCTGGCGCTTTTAAATTACCTGCATTTTGTTTTAATATGATATTGCCTGAGACACCTGTTAGCCACTCTTTGCATACTTCTCTGTTTTCATAGTAAACCATGCAATCATATCCCCATTCCAGAGGGGTTAAATATGCTGTATATAATTTATTATCAAAGGTTTTAATGAAATCTGTTGTTCCATCTATATTTGATAAATCTTTCTTAAAAACGAGAGTATTATTAACATAACAATTCATAGGCAGTAATGACGCAGAGTATTTTAAGAAGTTTGTTATTTCTTCGATATTTTCCTCAATTTTTTCACCCTGTATAGTTACCTCAAAGCCTTGTGAATAGTCAGTTTCTTCTTTGTATGAATATGTTAAATTACGTTCTTGTAACATTTTAGCTACATTAAGATTAACTGACCATTTATGTGAGCGAACTTTGATAATGTCTGCTACTGTATAGACTGAGGTAAATCCTTCGCCAAACCCTTCGTTTGTACTGTCCCAAGCTGACCTATCTATAGTAAATAGTTCGTCTGGGTCTTTACAACCAACCCCATCATCAATAATTGTTAGGTAATTATCTTTAATGAAGCAATGGATTGTCTTGGCTTTTGCACGTTGGCAGTTCTGGAGAAGTTCACTAACAACTGAGGTTATAGAATTATAGACTACACCTTGACGAATCTTGGCGAGCCTACTAACTACATCTGAGGTAATTTGTCTTGTATTCATTCTCTATCACTCCATCTAAATTGTTTGAAACTACACTCATCTACACGCCAGGGTATTTTATTAATTAGATAATTGAGCATTTCTACATGAGACATACCATCCCAGAAATCAACTGATTGGTCGAACGTAGACATATTTTTACGATAGAAAAAATCATAGACCTTGACAATTGATCGTGTAGGATTGTAGATGTATATTTCTAATCCGCAATAATCATATATTTGATTGAGTGTCAGAAGATAACCTGCATTAGAATTTTCTTCATCAAGCTTAATATAAAGTGTATCTGTAGTATCAGAATTATTATTTTTTAAAATACAATCTCTTGTAATTGGCATAAATTACTCCTCCTTGAATCTAGCTGCGCAGTAAAACTACAATTATTATATAGTAATTTTACCACGCATGTCAAAGATTAGTAATTACATAGTTAGCGCAAAAGATAACACTTTTACAAATTTCTCTTTAGGTGCATTTAATGGGAGAATAAAAGAAACTCCCTTATATGTGTAAGTGATAGTGCTGTTCTTAATATCAAGTTTTACTCTCATATTCGCCACTCCTTTTAATACAGTGGTAAGTGTTTGCCAGACACTTTCACCTTAGAATGAAATTTCTTCTTCGTCTGGTGTTTCGCTTGGTAATTCTAATCTATTCTGTGAAGTGTTCTGATTAGGACTGTCCATCACTACACAACTAGTAGCATTAATAAATAAATTAATACCATTCTTATATTCGCCTGTAGCTCTATCTGTAGATTCCCAAATGCGAGGACGAATATTATCTGTTGTTATAGCAACTAATCTACCTTTACTGAGTATTTTACCTACTCCTGACAACTTACCCCAACATGACACATCAAAGTCAACATCACCGCCAAAATCTTGAGATATACGAATAGGAAAGTTGGTTACATATTTAATGTTGGTGAGGTTAGGTCGATTAGTGTCTGTGACTTTTACAGTTTTATTATCTTTGTTGACACCTACTTCCATTATAGTAGGATTAGTTAGTAAACGTCCTATTAGTGTTATTTGAATAAGGTTTTTAGCTTTTGACATTGGATTACTCCTCCTTGTCCTCATAGGGACTAAAGTTATTATTAATTAATAAACACTCCGCAGGAGAATATATTTTAATAAGTATTGAATCTGCAAAATACAATTTAATTTGACTCCGCAAGACTGCGGAGCGACAATAAAACAAAAAAGGAGGGACTAGTTTAATAACTAGTCCCTTATAATTAGTAGAATTTTATTTGCCCTCCTTATCTACCTTGTAGAATGCTATCCTAGTGCCTAATTCAGAGTCAAGATAATAGAGAGAAGCGTTAATACTTTTCTCCATGTACTCAATAGTTGTATGGTTACATATGCCCCAAAACACCACCCATTAGCGATATGTCGAGGGTTTACTTTATTCCCAACTATATAACCTCTCCATTCCCCTTTGGCACGTATAGTAGCCTTTACCTGTGCTTTTGTGACTTTAATCATTTATGTAATTCCCCCTAATTTTAATATTAAAATAAAAAGAGACTAGTTTAAACACTAGTCTCTTTGTTGGGTAAGGTTTTTGTTGTTTTGTTTTATATCATACCTTACTAAGCCCTTTTTATAGTTATAATCTGTAACGCCGAAATCTAAAGCATCAACAACTGCGACACTTATTCTATAGCCATTCGCTTTTTCTGTTGACCTTGCTCGTTCAATTGCTTCTGTCATAGAGCAGCCTGCACAATTTTTTAACCAATTACCATCAACTGTCGAATCACTGTTTACATTTCCAACTACTAATAACGAATACCTTTTGTTCATTAATCATTCCTCCTATATAATTAATATTTGACACTTATGATTCTTTCGCGCTCATAGCCTTTTAACTTTCCTTCGGCAGCATGGCAGCGGATTTTTATATGCTCGTCGGTCATTTCCATAACAGATATGACCGAATATTTCTCATTGCAAATCTTTTTAAATTCGGCATCGACAGTGTCATAGGCTGCTTTCCTGGCAGCGGTACGAGGTCTATTAACGACATGATCTTCCATGCAGTTATAGCGAGCAATACCTTCGCTGTCGCGCCCTGCATGTACTCTGTAATCCTCAAAATCGTCTAATACTTCTAAATCTGTAAAGCTGCAATCTAAATTTTCGTTAATCCACCTTAGAACGCTGTTCTTTCCATATGAAACTCTTCTAGTTTCTTCAAAGTAAATATCAATATACTTTTCGCTTTTTCCACCATAAGTTGATATAATATCAGCGTATATATGCAATCCCCAATCATTATCTGGATTGTCTCTCTGTTCTATTTTTGTCTGTAAATGCTGTTTAAGGCATCTTTTAATTTCAAGATATATCTTTTTGCCTTTATCGTTGGTAAATACTGTTCGGCATCTATAGTTACCGATGTCGCTATAAGGATGTATTTCATAGCTCATTCCTGCACCTTCCATAAGTAAAACACGTTGTTTCATATTAATTACCCTCCTTAGTATTTTCCATATTAGGGCGAATATAGCTAGAATCTTCAAATTGATTGTCAGCTTTTAATATTGCTTTTTTCGCTAATTTACTATAGCGATATAGGTTATCGTAAGGATGATAAAACAAGCCTAAAATAAAACTACTATCAGGCTTTAAGCTTGCCCATCCTCCAATTTGTTCGCCATAATATTTTTGTCCTTCTTTGACAATTTCTATTTTATCGCCAAAAGTCAATATTGCTTCACCATTAATTAATACTTGTGCTTCACCTTGTGTTACACTATGTCGAATCCGTTTTACCTCAATAATCATTTGCTATTCCTCCAGTTATTAATTTTAAAAATAAAAAGAGACTAGTTAATTACTAATCTCTTTGTTGCTATTGATTATTTCCGCTAACTCTGTCATATGTGACGCAAGCAAATTGTCAAATTCATATTGTTTTCTCTGTGCAAACATTAATGCTTCTTCCTTAGTTTTGAAAATTATAGTTTCAGGCTTAAATATTTTATCCATAAAATAGGAATTGCTACAATAATTATAATTGTCGTTTGCGTTAACGAAAACCTCATATTTATCACGCTTCTTATTTGGTCTATCTTTTACTACTATTTTTATAGAGTGTTTTGGTGTATCAAATCTATATGCAATCCATAGATTATGACCATATGCGGTATCTTCTTTAATTTTCCATGTTGGAACACTTGTATAGTATTTTTGAATACTTTTAAGGTATTCTATTTCCTTTTGTATTTCATCTCTTTTACTGTTGACCTTTTGTTTAGCTTCTTCTAATTCCCAAGTTTCATCATATAGTTTGTTGTCTACTTCTTTTAGTTCTTTAATTCTGTTTTCTAGTTTAGTCATTTTAAACTCCTCCAATTATAAATTTGAAATATAAATACCGCGATAGCGGAAAAAAAAAGAGACTAGCTCGTTACTAGTCTCTTGATCATTTATATAGTTAAATAATTTCTTTAATTTTTGCCCTTCGGATAAATTCAATTTCAGCAGCATTATGAGCGCAATCTGCCGATAAATTACGAATCGCTATTTTCTGGATTGTTTGTTCTTTCTCAACACTCTCAGCAAGTCGATATGATTTTTCACAAAGTTCAAGTATAGCTTGATCTGCTTCTTTAAGGTTACGAATTTCATTTTTAAGATCACGAATATCTTCTTTAAGTTCAGTTTTCATGGAACTTATCTCGGTTTTAATGGAACTCATCTCAGTTTTAATGGAACTTATCTCAGTTTTCATATCTGATTTTATAGAAGCTATATCTGATTCCATACTTACTAATTTTGTAAATATTTTATCTAACAGTTCTTCGCTCATATGAATCACTCCTCATTATTTATTATATCATAGTTTTGAATGGTTTGACTTGGCTCTTTAGGTTTTGAGTCAAGCATTATTATATTATTAACATTGATATAATTATTGATTCCTGACTTATTGTTTGCGTTCCATGTTTTCTGTGAAAAATCACTTGATGTAACACACACTAAGCGTCCAATTGATAGGTTTTTAACAGCTACTTCTGCTAATTGATTCCACGCAGCACATTCAAATGATATAGTTTCTTTAGTACCATTTGTACTCCTGTTAGTCAGTATGCGAAAATTTGTCACCTGACTGTTTTTATTATTTCTAAAAGTTGGTTCATTAGCTACCCTTCCAATAACTGTAAGTTGTACCATTTGCATCCTTATTGACATGTGTGTGATCTACTCCTTTTAGCTTAAATTTAAAAAAAAAATCCTACGAAGTAGAAAATAGACATAATTAGTCGCTCATAAGCAGGAAATTTTAACTAGTTGTCGAATACTCTATAAAAATAAATATGGTCTACCAGGACGGTAATCCTGGTAGACCTACCTGTTGACTGTAAGACGCAGCCAGCAAGTTACCTGTTGACTGAAACAAGCAGCCAACAAGCTTGGATATACATTTGTATATTATTATATATAAGTGTATTCGATTTTGCAAGTCAAAATCCTGCTTTTAACAGTTAACAGGCACAGAATTTTTCTGTGTCTGTTTTTAATTAAAAAGTGTTTGTAAAAGTGTTTGTAAAGTAATAAGAGATAACAAACACATTGACTAGTGAAACTTACATATTTATCACGTTGAATAATCCCATAAAAAGAGAAAAGGTCTACCAGGATTAGCCGTCCCGATAGACCTACCTGTTGGCCTGTCCACACTAACAGACAACAGCTTGCACACGCGCGCACACTTAAAAGATCGAATACATATTAAATTATACTTTATTGTGTTCGACATTGCAAGCTGAATTCCTGCTAGTGACAGCCAACAGGCATAGATTTTTTTCTATGTCTCTTTTAATTTCTTGAAAATTAAAAGGAGTTGGAGAAATTATGGCAGAAATGAGATTTTTTAAAGCGAATGAAATCGATGATCAAATATTTTATCAAGTCCCTAAATCATTATTCAATAACCCTCGGTATCAAGAAAATAAGGACTTGAAACGCAAAGCCTTAAGTCTTGAAGGTAAAATGGTTTATTCTATTTTAAGAGATAGGATGAATCTTTCACTAAAAAACGGATGGATTAATGAAAATGATGAAGTTTTTCTGAAATTCAAGCGATCAGACTTAATGCAACTTCTTGAGTGTGGTTGGGAAAAAATAACGAAAGTCATGAAAGAACTTAACGATTATGAATTGATTTATGAAAAAAAATTAGGGCGTGGCATGACCAATGAAATTTACATTTGCCATGTTAAATTAAAAGAAAAAACACCTTCCAGCCCAGTAAATTCAACAGAAAACAATAGAACTTCGAAAATCGAAGAACAAGAACTTCGAAAATCGAAGAACAAGAACTTCGAAAATCGTAGTTCAAGAACTTCGAAAATCGAAGGCTATAGTAATACTGATATTAGTAATACTGATATTAGTAATACTGATATTAATAAAACAACAACAACAAAAGCTGCTGTTGTTGTTCCTTCGGCTACGCCTGTAGAGACGGACAAGCATAATAAAGTTATCGCCAAAGCAGAAGCTTGCGGCGTTAAAAAAACTACTGTCAAAAAACATATTAAACAAAAAGGATTATCCGCTGTTGCAGATCAAGTTACTAATTTAGAAAAAGCTATTGCCGAAGGTATTAAAAATAGAAAGCCAATATTAAGCCCTGGTGCATGGTTACATACTGCATTACAAGAAGGATTTGTAGATACTAAGACTATTCGCGATCAAGAGAAAGCAATAGCGCAAGAGAAAGCTGCTGATATGCGGAAAGCTGCGGAGGAAATTTTATTAGCTGAAAGCGAACAATTCTTGCCTATTGATTATTCTACTAGCTTGTTTGCAATGAGAGCACCATTAGGTGTATTACAGGCTGTCTAGCGAATGGTTTCTTGCTATTCATCTTCGATCAGATCAGCAGTTGCTTTTTAACTTCATCTTGGTTATCGAAACGATCTGTAGTGCCGTTTTTAGCTCCATCACAAGGTTTTTATTACTGATACATAGTTTTACTTGTCCAACGTATTAAAAGACTTGTATTGGCTGTTTGCTTGTTTATATTCTTCGTCTAATTGCTTTGATAATTTGTAGAATGTATTTTTTTTCACGTCTGCTTTTTCCATAGCTTTAACTGCGGTAATGTAACCTTTCTTCCATTCCAGGTAGGCATTGCGTAGCTGTTCTGTGATCTTAGCTTTCGGTCTGCCGAAGTTTTGTTTCTTGGCTAGGGCTAAATCAATTCCTTCGCGCTGCCGTTGTAGTAATTTATTTCTTTCCTGTTCGGCAAGATAACTGAGTAAACTAAGAAATTGATCTTCCATGAGTTTACCAATGTCACCCATTGCTTTAAACTTCCGACTATCGAAAAGACTCTCTTGATCTAATATGACAATGTCAGCTTGTAGATCGCGAGTGATTTCTTTCCACTCCTTAATAATTCCCTCGTAGTTTCTCCCCAGCCGATCTAAGGAGTCGATATAGATTAAGTCACCTTCTCTAATGATACGCTTCATAGCTTGGTATTCTGGTCGATCAAAGTCTTTGCCGCTTTGTTTGTCTACAAAGATAAAGCGTTCTAGTATACCTAATTCTTTTAGTTTTTTAATTTGTCTTTCTGGATTTTGACTTCGATCTGAAACACGCACATACCCCATTTCCATTTTTTTGCTCCGATCAATAAAAATAAGAATACTTGTATTAATTATATCGTTTATGTTTGTAAAGTCCTATACTTTTACAAACATGTTTGTAAAGTCGATTTATACACATTTACAAACGCAAAAAAGGGGCGTTTGTAAAGTACACTTTTACAAACACTTTCACAAGAAAAAATAGAGACTAGCAAGTGCTAGTCCCTGTATGTTTTCCAATGTTTTACTGTTACGGTTTTGAATTTACCATTTGAATATAATTTTACTTCACCATTAGTTTCATTAAAAACATAAATCCCTTCAAAAGCCCTAAGATGAATTTCGTTCACTCCGATGCGTATTGCTTTAGAATAATTGTCCTTGTCAATATAATAAGTTGCTGCTTCATCGTCGTTCCAATCTATGTGTAACATTTCTTGTTGTTGCATTTGATTCACTCCTGGTAGTTAGTCCTTTGTTAATATAAGTTTTTGAAGATGTTCTTCTCGCCTTCTTCGATTTTGCGATATGTGTTCTCGCAAGCCTTAATCATAGCTTGATTTGCTTCTTTGAGGTTACGAATATCTTCTTTAGTAGCCATATTGGATTCGATAAAAGTAATTCGTGACTCCATAGAGTTAATCTTTGAGTCCATAGAATTAATTCGTGAGTCCATAGAATTAATTTTTGATTCCATAGATATTAGCTTTTCAAATATTTTGGTTAACATTTCTTCTTGTTGCATTTGATGCACTCCTAGTTATTAATAATACTAGTTTCAACACAAGAGACTAGCATTATACTAGTCTCTTGTATTGGTTAATTAAGCTGTCTCTCTTTTTTCTCTTTCGTCTTTAAGTAAATCGATTTCAACAGCATTTTGCGTACAATCCACTGTCAGTCTGCGTAACCATGCTGAATGAAGCTTTTGTTCTTTTTGTATATTCTCAACTTCTTGATATGTTTTCTCGCAAATCTTAATTATAGCTTGATCTGCTTCTTTAAGGTGGCGAACATCTTCTTTAAGATCGCGAATATCTTCTTTGGTAGCCATATTTTGTTTAATATCTTTAACTTCTGATTCCATAGAATTAATTCGTGATTCCATAGAGTTAATCTTTGATTCCATAGATACTAGCTTTTCAAATATTTTGGTTAGCATTTCTTCTTGCACATTGACCATCTCCTTAATATTAATTATACCATACACATCCTGCGGAGCAGAAAATAATTATCATACTTGCTGAGATGTACCTCTCGCTATATTTGCTAGACGCTCCTCTACTTCTTTTAGTTCTTCTTCATCTAATTCTTCAAGGAACTTTTTGGTATCCTGCCATTCTTCTGCATTTTTCTCTGCATTCTCATATTCAATTAAGGCTGCTTCGACAGCGGCTACTATGCTTTTCTCTGTCATTCCCCTGCCACGCCATATACTGCGTCTACCTCCATCACATACCACCTTGACAATTGCAGGGTCATGGTATTCTGTCCAGCTATTGCAATGCGTTATTCATTTTTGTAATTCCTTTTGTAGTTTTTCAGCAATCCAACTACGAACCATAGTTTGATATGGAATATCTTTTTTAGCTGCTATTTCTTTTAATGATTCAATTTGATTATTTCTTAGACGTATTGTGATAGGTCGTAAATTCTTTTGTAGAGCAGGGTCAAGTGTTACTTCTATTTCCTTAGTTTCGTCAATGAGTTCGACAGTATTAGCGGTAGACCAGAATTCTACTTCTTCTTCCAGGTTGTTAAATTTAATTTCTTTAGTCACTATATACCCCTCCTGTTTTTGTAGTAATATCGCTTTTCTTCTTGCTCCATTTCTCTAGCTGTGATGATCGTAATTTCATTTATGTTCTCAATTTCATATACTACGACTAACAATCTTCCTTGATCAGTCTCACCATATGCTAAGTATCGTCGTTTATTGTTAGCGACAATTTTAGAGACTTTGTATACTGGATAATTCCAGAATACTTCCTCTGCTTCATACTTATCTACGTTGTGTTTCCAGTCAGCATGCCAGGATTTAATAAAGTTGATTGTTTTGATTCGCAAGTAATGTACCATTTGATCACAACCTCTGCTATTATAGTTTATCATTTTGTATGTACAATGTAAATACATTAAAATAAACCCTGCGAAGCAGAAATATTTCAAGTTAAAAGTTAATAATTTATGAAAATAAAAATAAAAATTGACAAAACTTGTTGACTAAAATACGTTTTTTTGCACTATAGTATAGGGATTAATTCAAAGGTAGAAAGAAGGTGAAAACATGACAGATGAGGAGATATTGAATGCTAGACCTAAATATAATCGTAATGGAGGATGTAATAAAAAGCCTGGAAGAAAGAGAGCAAAACCTTTAAAATTAAAGCCTAGAGAGGATAAGTTTGTACAGGTATTTCTTGATACAGGAAGTCAAAGTATTGCTAAGAAAGAAGCAGGATATAGTAAAGATTACCAACCTCTAGGTAATAAGGATATTGCTAAGGCTGTGACTGAAAAAAGACAAGAATTATGGGATAAATTTGTAGAAAATGCAGAAGAAGCAATACAAATACAATTAATGATTATGAGAAGCGATAGCGCAAGCTATAAGACTAGACTTGATGCTACCAACAGCGTACTTGATAGGGCTGGATTAAAGCCTGCTGAAAGGAAGGAAATCACTGGTGCAGATGGAGGTGCTGTACAAGTTGAGAACAAGGTTACTGCTGAGATGGCTCAAAGAGCTAGGATGCTATTGGTGGAGAAAGGTGAAATATAGTGCTTGCTCCTAAGACCCCCTAGTTTATCTAGGGGGATATTTATTGAAACCATCGTCGTAACCCTCGTAACCCTCGTAACCCTCGTAACCCTCGTAACCTCTCGTACTACCTAGGGGTGGGGCTTCTATATGTGTACCCCTATGAAGCTTACCCCACCCCCAATATAAACAAGCTTACTCAAAAATATTTTTCTCATATTTAATTCCCCAAAAAAATTTTTTACAAATTTTAGCACAAACCTATTTAGACTTTGAAAATAAAAACGACTATATAATCTGTAAAGTGGGCGAAGTGGAGGAAATAAAACTTAATGAAATCTAATTTACCTGTTCAAAATCAACCTTCAATATATATACTAGTTCATGTTAATTTTGGGATGGTATTGTCTGTTTATAATAATTTGCGAAGTGCTAAATTTCGTAAAAATCAACTTGCTAAAGGTAAATACAAAATCCTAAAAGTAACTGGTGTGGAGGAAATTACTTGTGACTAAAAATTTTATTCATCACAATTGCTCGAACTTACCACCTGTAGCGGAAATATATCACGAGATCTCAACAAATGAATTTTTATTTAGAATTGGTGATTATATCGTGCTTGAGGTAGATTATTGCCCTTATTGTGGCAATAAATTAAGTATCGAAATGTGATTTTAATAAAAAATCAAGGGGATAAATAAATGTATATTACACTTGAAACACTATTTTTTCTTTGGTTCGTAGGTGGTATAGTTTTCGCGTATATTGTAAAAAAATACTTGGACTTTGAAGATGAAAGCATAACTAAATAATCCTTAATATGAGTATCATTCTTTACATATGGCTTTTTGTATGGCTTTTTCTCTGTATTTTAGTAAACATTAACAAAGGAAGTGATTAATTTATGAGATGTTGTAATCGAGACATGACCTATACCTATGAGTATAACGAAAATCCAATACCAATTACCACAATTCGCAGTAAATGTCCAGGTTGTGGGCGTGTAGCTGTTACCAGTGTTCGTGGTAGGCATATTGATGATGTACTTATCACTGAAAACATAGAGGAATAATGACAAGAATATGTCCAGAATGCAAATAAAAAAGACGTAAAAAAAATTTAAAAAAATATTTTAAATTTTTTTCTAAAACAGGTTGTATTTTGGGGTAGTTTTTCACTATAGTATGTAATGTGTTAATTTGTATTATATATATTATATATTAGTAATATCTCTCGAACAGTGATAACTAAACAAGGGGAGACGAAGGGATAACCCTTGATGGAAAATTATAGAAAATAGTAATAGAATTGCTTTATTCCCTCAACTTTCCCCTAATTTGATAGTGTTGGGACGTAGCAGACCACAGATGCATATGTGGTAAATCAATGGCAGGCTACGACGAAAGGACAGCGAAGAACATTCATTAAGTAATGATTGGATAGAATGTGGAGGGGCTGTTACTACCATAGGTAGATTAGCTACTTGTGGAGACTCAACGAACGCTGGGAGAATAATCTGTGTTCCCTTTGCGGTTGGTGGTTAAATCGCAAAATAACAAAAAGGAGAAACAATGCCGCCAGAAGTAAGCGAAATTGAAATGATTGCTAAAGCCTATGAATTAGGCGAGAAGTCAATCATAGATTTTAGACGCTTATTCCTACCCTCTGATGATGATGTAGAACCAGCTTGGTTTCACTACAAATGGGATAAAATTCTAAGGGAAGGTAATAAGCATTATGCTATTGAAGCCTTTCGTGAGAGTGCAAAGTCTCAGATAGTAATTAGAGGGTTTTCACTCTATCGACTTGTATATCCAGTTTTACATCAATCATATATCGTTCTTTTAAAGGCGAATCAAACAGAAGCAAGTAAGAAACTAAAAGAAGTATCAACTGAATATCAAACTAACCCTTGGCTCTGCTCAAACCTTGTTAAAATTAACGAGGACAATGGCAGAGCTTTTGATTTGGACGTTAAGGATAAGCATGGAAAAGTCATTAACATACGAATCGAAGCCTATGGTAAAGGTGCAAGTATTCGCGGTATTTCATATTTTAACAAGCGTCCTCATATCATCATTGCTGACGACTTACAAGACTTAAAAGATAGTCAATCTGAGACAATTCAAAAGGACGATTGGAACTGGTTTACATCTGACGTAATATTCCTTGGCAAGAGAACACGCATATTTATGATTGGTAACAATCTAGGGTCTGCCTGTTTAATAGAAAGGGTAGCAGATGGTGCAAAAAGCTTAAAATTTGAGTTTGATCGAATACCTATATTAGATGCAACAGGTAAGTCTAATTGGGAAACATTTTGGTCTACTGAAAGTATTTTTGAAGAACGCGAAGGCTACAGAAAAGAAGGACTTATATCTAACTGGACAAGAGAAAAAATGTGTATTGCAGTTGCTCCTGAGAAGCAAATATTCAAGAAAGAGTATTTCAAGTATTATAATCTAAAGGATTTAGATTTAACCAAGCTATCTGTTTACACTATTGTTGACTTGGCTATAAGTCAATCTGATAAAGCTGATTTTACTTCAATTTGTACAATTGGGGTAAATACTGAAAATCACTGGTTTATACTTGATATTGACTATGAAAGATATAACCCTAGCGAACAAGTTGATCATGTATTTAATGCTGTTCGCAAATGGAAACCTATATGTGTTGGCGTAGAAAAGGTTGCTTACCAAGCAAGTTTTGAGCATTATCTTTATAAAGAAATGCCTATGCGTAATGTGTTCTTTCGTATACAACCACTCGAACATGCTAAAAAGAAGGAAGTTCGTATTGAGACTATGCAGCCACGCTTTGTAGCTGGCACTGTTTGGTTTCCTTATGAAGCTATGTTCTTAGCTGAGTTAGAGCAAGAGTTGTTAACTTTCCCTAAATGCTTACATGATGATTTAATTGATAGTTTAGCATATATGGAACAAATAGCATTGCCGCCTGTTGGTGGGTGGGGTAGTTCAAGCGATATAGATATTCCATATGCAGGGGCTATGTAGGAGGTGGCTAAGTTATATTGGACGATAATGATTTAGAAGAATATATAAAACAACGACTTAACGAAGATATTGCTGACTGCGAAAATTATCAGGCAAGTATAATTAAACCTGCGATTAGGCGCAGGTATGAAAAATACTACGCTGACGAAAATCATTATAAAAAGTTATTCCCTAAAATATCTAAGTCTAGCAACTTAGTTGACACTAGCGTTGCAGATACAATTGAATGGGCATTACCTTCACTTATGCGTCAGTTTTTAGGAACAGAAAACCCCTGTATAATTACAGGGGTTTACGACAATGATCAACGTAATGCTGAAATTATGCAAGACTTGATTACCTATCAATTAATGCGTAATAATAATTCATTCCTCACTTTCTATAATTGGTTTAAAGATGCAATGATTACTGGTTTAGGTGTAGTTAAATGTAGTTGGGATAGAGAAGAAAAGGTTCAACAAGAAGCTGTCGTTGTTAATTATCAAAACTACATTAATATTGTAAATAACCCAAACCCTAATTTTACTGTAGTTGGTGCTGAATCTGCTGACGAATTTGGCAATATGAAAGTTACCTTTGAAAGCACCTTTTATTCCAAAAACTCTCCTAAAGTTGAGAATATACTTATTTCAGAATTTTTGTTTCCATCGAACTGTAAAAATCTTATTGATGCTCATTTTGTCGCCCATAAAAAGAAGGTAACTATGAGTTATCTTCGACAAAAGGAAAAAGAGGGCGTGTATACTAACATCAATATGATCAAACCGCAAAACCACCATGCTATTGAGGATGATTTAGAACAGGAAATGAACGATAATTATTCGTTAGGTTTTTATCGTCAGTCAATGGAAGAAGCAAGGCGCGAAGTGGTTTTATATGAGTGTTATGTCAAAATAGACATTAACCAAGATGGTATACTTGAAGATATGATTATTACAAAATGCGAAGATGTTATTCTTCGTATGGAGGAAAATGTCTTTGGCAGACATCCATTTTTTAATTTATCCCCTGTTCGTGATCCACATAGAATATTTCCTAAACGCAGTTTCGCGGAAATGATTGGTCAATTACAGGACTTGAAAACCGCTTTAATTCGTCAAATTATGATTAATATAGCACTTAGTAATGACCCAAGAGTTATTATGAGTGAAGATGCTTTAAATATTGATGATTATATTCAAGGACGCTCTGTTATTCGCAAGAAGCCTGGATATGCAATGAGTGATGTTGTTATGCCTGTGCCAATTCAACCACTTCATCCCTGGACATTTCAATTCCTAGAATATGTCGAGGGACAGAAAGAAAACAGAACTGGTATAACTCGTTATAATCAAGGGCTAGATGGTTCAAGTCTTAATAAGACTGCAACTGGAATTTCTGCGATAATGTCTGCGTCAAACCAAAGGCTTGAATTAATTGCGCGAATGTTTGCTGAGACAGGTATCTCAGAATTATTTCGCTTCATTATTTCTCTTAATCAGAAGTTTATAGATAAGGCTACTGTTGTTCGTATTACTGATAGAGAACTAACTATAACCCCAGACGATTTAGCTGGCGAAATGGATTTAGTTGTTAGTGCAGGTGTCTCTACAAAAGAGCAGAACATGATGATTTTACAAACCTTAATGACAGCTATTTTGCAAGTAACTCAGTCTGGAATACCTGTTGCTACTCCAACTAATGTATTTAATTTAATGAAGAAATGGATGGTTGAAGCAGGTATTAAAAACACTGGTGACTACTTAACTGACCCTGCTGTTGTTCAGCAGCGTATGATGGTTGATATGCAGTTGCGTCAACAAGTGCTTGCTACCTTGCCATTACCTATTCAGCAGGAGTATATGGCTACTGGTACATTAAGACCAGAAATTATGCAGCAGTTATCACCAGAAATTCAGCAAATTCTAGGAGGATTTAATTTTGGAACAATCACGCAAGGAAGTGCTACTCAGGGAACTGGAACAGGCGAATTTGGTGGAGGTGCTACTGGCGTATCTGGAGGGCTGGCTACAGGCGTATCAGGCATGGATAATCGCAAACCTAAAGGGATGCAACCAAGCAGACCTGAATCAATGGCGTAGTCTATTAGTTGCTAGTGATTCTTTTAGGTCTAAACTAATGGCTGATATTTCAAGGCGTGATGAAGATAAGCAGGAACTTCAACTTTTATATGAAAACGAAGAAGAAGATGCTAAACCTGACAATTCTGATGAATATTGGTCATAGGAGATATTAATGCTAAAACTACCTAAAAGTGTAAAAGTTGCAGGTTTCACCTATAAAATTATACCTGTAGCAAGCAAAGATGAAGTTGAAAATGAAGTAAAAGGTGCTTGTGGCTATGTTGATTTTCGCAAACAAGAAATTATTATCTGTACCGCATATTCTAACGAACGTCAATTAGAAACATTACTGCACGAAATTCTTCATACTGTACATTTTCATTACCATATTGAAAGTGTTGTTAGTGACCCTGATATTGAGGAACACCTTACTACGAAAGTGTCAGAAGGTATTTTCCAAGTATTCAAAGATAATCCAGAAGTTCTCCCCTTATTTAAAAGAGTGTAGTATAACTGCACTCTTTTGTTTTTTATATAATATTAATTTAGCTAATTGGGAACAAGCCCTTGGTAGCACTCCCATAGCATATAAATGGAGGAAATAATGAAAGAAACTCTGCAATTTGATTTACAACTATTTAATGATGGTGTACAACCTAATGCGGACACACCAGAAGGACAAACAGTAGAACAAGCAGTAGAACAAGCAGCAGAAACTGCCCCTGCTGAACAAACACCTGCGGCAGAGGGTAATAAAGCACCTAAGTTTGAATTTTCGCTTGATGAAAATGGAAATCTTATTTGGAATGATGAATTTGCGACTGAGGAAGAAACTACTCAACAACAAGAATTCTATACACCAGAAGAAATTCAACAGATTGGGATTGATAAGTTAGACCCTAATAAAATCCCTCCTGAGTTAGTGCCATTTTACAAGCATATGCAAGCAGATTATACTCGCAAGACCCAAGAACTTAGCAATAAGTCAAAAGACCTGGAAACTAAGATTGCAGAACTTAACAATCCAAAGCCACAAGAAGCACCAAAGGTAGAAGTACCTACACAACAGGTTGACCCTACTCAACAGCAGCGTCAATACTATGAACATGTTTTTAATATAGCTAGGGAAAATGTTGAGAAAGCACTTGGGCAACCATTTGATGAAATTAGCACTTTACATCAAGTGGCGTTAGCTGACGAAGTTGCTAGTATTAAGGCTTATGTGGTTCAAGAACAAATGCGCCAACAACAACTTAATCAGGTTATTGGTAAGTATTCTATAGACCCTGAGTGGCAAGCCATTCAAGAATATTCTAAGAAAGTCTTAAACACACTTCCTTACGAACATTCTTTTGTTATTCGCCAAAGACTTGAAAGTGGCGATATAGGTTTCTTAGATCAATTTCTTACCACTAGTAGAGAAGAATACTATAAGACTAAAAACCCTACCCCACCACAAACAATTCAAACAACAGTTAAGCCTGTCGTGAAGCCACCAGTAGTCGAAGCAGCAGGAACAGGCGTAACAACCCCTGACCTAAAAAACTTTGATACTAAGAAATTAGGGCGAATGACTAATGATGCTCAAGCTGACATGTTTGTGAGATTAGGGTTAACTAATTTATAAGATTTATAATGGAGGAATCCCATAATGGCTGATACAATTATGATGAAAAATGCAAACAGGGAAGATTTAATTGATATTATTACTAATATCTCCCCTGACGAAAACTTTCTACAAGGTAAATTTGGGCGCACTACTGTACAAGGTATGTCTCACGATTGGTTATGTGACAGCATTAGACCTGCTGGCTCTAATCGCCAAAAGGAAGATGCTGACTTTGCGACAGCAGAAGGTGTTGCTCGTATTCGTATGAACAACTATATTCAACATTTTATGGTTGGTTATAAGGTTACTGACGCGCAAGAAGCTGTATTGAAAGCTGGCGTAAAATCTGAGGTTGCATATCAAATGGTAAAAGCGTCCAAAGAACTTTCTCGCGACCTTGAATATGCAATAGTTAGAAATGAAAAAGCTATTGCTGGTGTTGCGAATCAAGGTGGACAATTTGGCGGCGTTCGTTACTTTAATGGTGGTGACGCTGTTCCGCTAAGTCAAACATCTGGCACTATCAAGTTTGCTAATCACAAGTTACAAACTGGCGGTGCTGTAGTTTTCCATATTCCAACTGGTGGAACTATGCCAGAAGGATTAGTGGCTAATAAATTGTATTTTGTGCGTGTTGTTAATGACGAATCCTTTAAGATTTACACCACACCACAAGATGCACAAAGCGATACTTCACCTATTGTACCTAAAGATAATGGCACTAAGGTAAATGTTACTCGCTCTAACGTAATTTCTTTAAATGGCGCACTCACTGAGGACGCTTTAAATAATATTATGGAAATGTGCTGGAAACAAGGTGCTAAAATTGAGAGTGCTGTTATGTCTGGTAAAAATAAGCGGACTGTATCTAGCTTTACCGCTGGCGTTCAAAAGATTGCTGATATGGGTGAAACCAAGCGCAAAGCTGTCGTTGACGTATGGGAAACAGATTTTGGTCTTATTAACCTAGAAGCCCATCGTCAGGCAGACGATGATCGTATTGACTTTTTCGAGTATCAATATTGGAAACTGGCTTTCCTCAAACCTTTCGCTGTTGAAGATGTACCGCGCAAAGGTACTTATACTGAAAAGGTTATTACTGGCATGGTGACTATTGAAAACAGAAGTCCTGTGTCTAATGGTACTGTAATTGGTATAGCATAATTAACTGAGGGAAGGTGTTAAGCCTTCCCTCTTTTTTTTATATCTAAAGAGGGAGGAAACATATGAGTGAAAGTGGATTTTTAAAGAATCAATACCTGGACGTTGACGAAAAGACAGGTAATGTTGAGTTAATTAATCATATGAATGATGATGAATTACTTAAAGAGGTTAAACAGGAACGCAATAGCAATACAAACAATGGTATGACTGAAAAGAAAACCATGCGTCATGTTGCCCAAATACCAAGTTTTCTATTTTACCACGAACCATTACTTATGGAATATCATAAAACTATTAGCGAAAACCCAGAGTATGCTAAAAAATGCCTGCGTACATGGCTATCTTTACATTCTGAGTATAAATGCAACTATGGGAATATCTAATTTATGTTAGTACAGGACTTTATTAATTCAGTGCGTTATCCTTTGGGCGACCCACAAATATTAACATATAGTGACCCTCATATTCTTGATGCTCTTAATACAGTTCTTAGTGTTGTTAATACTGCTCTAATTAAATTAAACAGCAATCTTCCTGTTAAAGATGCAACACTATCGCTACCTAATGGAAGTGCTGATTTACCTTATGACTTTATATCTATTAAAGATGTTATTTATGGTGGAGAGGATTATTACGACTACAAAATTATGGGTGAAAAAATATATGCACCTGTTGATACTCTGGATATATATTATCGTCATTCTTATTATTATGTAAGTCAAGATAATCACTTACCTACACCTGACTATTTTGTTCCACTGTTAAAACGATTAGTAATTATGATAATCACAAACAAAATGTCCGCGCATGATAGAGAGTTCTTTGAAATGGTTTACAGTGATCTCTCCGCTGTAATTTCTGGTAGAGAATACGCAGCACTCGAACAGCCTATTCCATTTATAATATAAGGAGGTAAAAATATGGCTACAGTTAATGATATTCTTATTCGTGTTCGCCAGCGTGTAGGTGACACTCAAAAAACTACCTATTCTGATGAAGAATTAATTGGTTTTCTCAATGATGCTATGAACTTCCTTTCTAGCGAACTAATTAGCATAAAAGATCCAGAAATGGTTAAAGAATTTACTGTCACCCTGGGTACTACTGGTGTAGTTATTCCTAGTGATTTTTATTCTTTTGTTGGTGCTTACCCTGTATTTATTAAGTCTGATGGTAAAATCTATCATTTAAATAAAGATTTTTCTGGCAGTATGATTGTTCGTTATTTTGCGTATAAACCAAATGTAAATAACGTAAGTGATACTATTCCTTTTTTAAATCCTGTTTATCATACTTTGTTAAATCAGTTAACTTCTATTTATACTCTTAATCGCACTGCCGCGTCAGGTGTTGTACAAGATGCTCAACTCGTCGAACAAATTCGTGCTCTAATTCGTAGCGGCAAAGGAAATAGCGGGGTTAAGTAATGTTAGTTAGCGATCTACTTACAAAAGTTCGTTTGCGTATTCGCGATAAAGATAGCGTTGAATATACTGATAACGAGCTGTTAGGATATGTTAACGATGCTATTTTGTTAATTGGTTACGAACTTATTGCTATGCAGGACGCAGAAATGATTGTCGATCTATCTCTTGAATCAGCTTCCACACTTAAACCTGCTAACTTTTTGAGGTTTACAGGTGCTTTACCAGTTATGGTGCAGGGTAATAATCTTGTGGTGTATGGTAAATTACCTTGCATTACACGCTACTTTAAAAAACCTACCCTGGTTTCCACTATTGATGAAACCTTACCATTTACTAATGAAGGGTACAATCAAATTATGACACAGATTGTTAGTATGATTGCTCTTAATCGCAATGAATTTGATGTTTCGCAAGATAAAGCCTTAATTGATGAGGTGCGTAAGTTAATATCCACAGCAAGTTAGAGGTGATAAAGTGGCTCTAAAACTACCAAAATTACCAAACTCTATTAGTGGTGATGGAAGGACGTTCCTGAGTGTTCTTAGGAACGTCCTTTCTGATGTTGCCCATACCATTAATAATAATGTACAAGCTACTGCTAAATGGCAAGTAACTGATTTAAAAGCGGTTGAGGAATGCAACAAAAGTGGCATTACCACTATTGCTATTACCTTTAATCCTTCTGAAATTGAAGATTATAATTATTCTGAGGTTTTTATTCGCAGAGGCCTTGATAAAGGCTGGCAATTTGCTGACATAGCTCAGAATTCTTTAATTCTTAAAGATGTTTCAATTGGCGAACATTATTCCTTTAAAGTAATAGCTGTAAACAAATATGGTATTAAGTCTGAATTTGAAAATGCCCCTAGTGTAAGTATAGATGTTATTGGTATACGTTCTATAATATCTACTCCTAAAAATTTTGCAGTTACCTTTAATAAAAGTGGTATGATTGCTCAATGGGATAAGGTTTCAGATTTAGACTTTTTTGAATTTGAAGTTAGAACGAATACTTTCTATGGTAGTGACAATGGTTTATTATATAAGGGCAAGAGAACTAGAGCCACTATATTTCCAACTAATCGTGCTGGTACTGTGTATGTATATGCTATTAATTATGGTGGTTTTTACAGTTTGCCAACTACCTGTAATTACGCAAAACCTGTGCCTTATTCTCCTAAAAATGTAACTGTAACAAAATCACAAGACGATGTATATATTTCTTTTTCTAATATACCTGACGATTGTTCTGGGGCTAATCTTATTATTAATAATAAAACTTATGTTGTTACTGATAACACGTTTCAACATACAGGTAATGATAGAGTCGTGAGTGTTCAAGTAGCTTACTTTGATATTTTTGGCGAAGGTGTATATTCTAAAATTCTCAACATTGAACCCCCTAATGTTACTGGACTTACTGCTATTCAGTTAGACACTGATAGAAGTATTGTTAAACTAGAGTGGAATCCTGTAATTGACGATAATCTATCATATTATGAGGTAAGACTTGGGACTGATTGGGATAGTGCTGCTATAATTGCCACGCGATTAAAAGTAACAACCTTTAACTATAAGGCTTCTTCTGAATACTCGCATACTTTCCTAGTTCGCTGTTTTAATATTTTTGGTTATGATAGTTCTATATCTAATAGTAAGACTGTTATTATAACCCTTCGCCCTTTACCACCTGAATTAAATATGCCTGTACAACTCTCTACTGATAGAGCAACTATAGATATTTCTTGGTCTGCTTCTGATAAGCAGGATATTGATTACTATGAGATTAGACATGGTGAAAATTGGGACAAGGGTACTTTAATTGGTAAAACAAAAGAAACTTCCATTCGATACAGACTATTCCCTGCAAGCACTTATAATATAATGATTAGAGCGGTAACTGTTTCAAATTGGAGTAGTGTTGTTGCTAATAAGTATTATAGTCATGTTTTATATCCGCAAAATGTAACAGGATTCACTATTATTGGTAATATATCTGATCGCAGATATATTACTCTTTCATGGACACCTGTTATTGATATGGATTTACTTGGCTACGATATTAGATGCGGTACAAATTGGGATACCGCAATACCTGTAGCAACAGCGGTTAAAGGTAATAACTTAACTCTTAGTTTTAAGGGTGGTTCAGCTACTTACTTAATTAAAGCTATTACTATATCGAACTATGCTTCTGAAATTGCTTGTAGTGGAGATATTTATGTCCCTATATTTCCTAATACTCCTCCGCTTGGGTCTGCTATAGCAGACCCAAATAATAGATATAAAATCAACTTAGCATGGAGTGCTAGTGGTGATACTGACCTTAAATATTACGAGATACGCAAAGGAACTAAGTGGAACAGTGCTACGCTTTTAGGTACAACTATTGATTTAACCTTTTCAGACATTGTAGCTACAGGTAGTCAACATGATTATCTTGTTGCGGCTGTAACTATTGGTAATCAAGTATCTGCTCCAAGACATTTAAGTTGTACTATAGTTCCAGAGCCTAGCGACATTAAAGGTTTTAATGGAACTCAGGATAAATTTACTCGCAGGGTAACACTAGCCTGGACGCATATTGGCGACCCTGATTGGTCACATTACGAAATAAGAAAAGGTACAAGTTTTTCAGATACTTTACTTGCAACAAATATTAAAACTCCTGCATTTAGTTATTTACCAAGTATTGAGGAAACAGCTACTTATTGGATTAAAGCTGTTACTACTAATGGTAATTACTCTGCTTCTGCAACTTCTTGCCAGGTGATGATTGCTCTTGTTCCTACTAAACCTAAGAAAAAGGGTGATACTGGTATTACGTTTGACCCTAGAGATAAGCGAAAAATAAGAGTTGAATGGTTACCTATAGGTGACGAAGATCTATTAAATTATGAGTTATGTATTGGTACGAACTGGGTTGAAAATAATAAGATTATAATTAAAGAAACATTTTTTGATCATACCCTTACAACTGGTGGCACTGTAAACTTTTTAGTTCGCTCTAAAAATACAAGTCTCAATATTTCTCAAGCTTTATTACTTACTGACAATATTAATATTTATCCTGCTGATATTAATTATTTTAGTGCTGCTCAATATCAAGAAGATAAAAGCAAGGTAAAGCTTTCATGGTCAGAGGGTGATTTAGATGTTGCTTATTTTGAGATTAGAGAAGGTGTTTCGTGGGACAATTATAATTTTGTAGTTGCTACTCGTATTACAGGTATTACAATTGATACCTTTGTTAATGAAGAAAGAAATTACAACTACTGGATTAAAGCCTTTAGTGTAGCACATAAACCTTCCCAAAACGCCTTTCCTTCTGGCTCGATTATAATGAACATGAACCCTAGTAGACCTGAGAATATTACTGTTGTACGCGACCCTAACGATAAGACAAAAGTTAATATATCGTGGTCTGCTATCTCTGATAATGATATTAAGGAATATGAGGTTAGGGTTGGTAATGATTGGAATAATGCTGATATAATTGCTATCACTAAAGAACTCAAAACTGTATGGTATCCACCACAAAGTATTGAGTATAATTTTATGGTTATAGCAAGAAATTTCAGCAATTTTAATTCTGATTTACGTTCGACTATCCATGTCGCTAAAATTGAGCCTAGTAATATAGAAGGGTTTCATGGCGTACAGAATGGCGCAAACTCTTTGCTTGTATGGTCAAAAGTTAATGAAAGCGATATTGTTGGTTATGAAATTCGCGAAGGGTCTAATTTCGATAATGGTGCTTTAATTATTACTGGCATTAATACTTTAACTTATCAAGTTCCTGTTGATACAGAGAGAACTTATAGGTATCATATTAAAGCTATCAATAGGGCAGGAAAATACTCTTTAGATGCTTCTCTGTGTGAAGTAACTATTACTGGGCTACCAGTCAAGAATGTGATTCAGTCTTTTGATGAAATTACATTACAATCTGGAGTACACAATAATACTGAGTTTGGTCAATCGCTTATTAATCTTAGTAACTTTCCAGGAAGATTTTCAGATTATCCTAATACTAAATTTGAAGAAGTTGGCGGTCATACAGTTCTTAAAATACAACCTAAAAGCCTTATTACAGACTGTTGTTTTGACAATGATATTGATAATACTTTATGGTTTGAGTATGCCACTAAAACAGGCTCAATCACAAAGAACGCAAGAGGGAATCTACTTCACACCATAGGTGCAAATCTTGGAACAGGGATAGTCTTTAAAGTCTCTACACTTGAAAGGAACACTACTTATGTTGTGGAGTACAAATTTAAATCTTCTAAAGATAATCGTACCAATGGATTTATTGGTAGTTCTGGCGGTTACAATGGAGGACAGTGTAACCCCACAAACAGGGCGACAAATAACAAGGTTAATACATGGACTACTGTAGTTCAAGAGTTTACCACTCCAGATAGTGGTGTCGAACCAGCAGCTTTTCTATTTGCCTATGGTGCTTATGTTGAAGGTGACACGATAGAAATTGAATATGCTAAGATACATAAGAAGCCTGGACAAACTGGTATCTATACTTATTGGGATAATGCTAATTACCTTTGTGAACGCAAAGATTTAGGCTCTATTATAACTGCTAACCTTTCTAGTGCATTTTCTTCTACTATCCTTTTGACCGCAGGTGTAAACGCTAAACTACAATATCGTATTAGTCGTGATGGTATTAATTTTACTGATTGGACTGACTTTAAACCTGTAATAACTACATTTAGATATGTAGATTTTAGGATTTTATTATCTACAAGTGATAACACGAAAACACCAGAAGTAAACATCTTACAAGGAATTATTGATATGCCTGATATTGACAAATCAGGTACAGCACAAATATCAGCAAGCGGAACTACTGTTAAATATGGCTACACTTTTTGGGTGAATCCTTCTGTAATTCCTACTGCAATAGGTGAGGGTTTATATGCTGATCTGGTTAGTATTGATAAGTCTAGCTTTTCAGTAAAAGTAAAGCGTGTAAGTGATAATGTTGCTGTCGCAGGGACAATATCATGGGTGGCAAGGGGCTATTAATTTAGTCCCTTATTTTTGAAAGGAGTGGTGACATGGCATTTAATATACTAAATCCTGCTGATAATCAATTTATAAGCGTTGCCCCTGCGGAATTACGAGAAAACTTTAGAGCATTAAAAGAAGATAAGATTGTCAATGCTGGTAAATTAAATGATAAAAACTATGGTAACAAAAGCGGCGATATTGCTCTGAACAATGGTGTTCTTAATACTAATTTAGTTGCTCAGTATTTAGGTGATACCTCTACGACTAAAAATAGCTTTGCCCCTGCTGGTTGGATACCTCCTGTAGCGACAAAATCCTCTAATGGCAGCTTGAGTAACACTGATAAAACTAAACTTGATAGTATTGCTAGTGGCGCAGAAGTTAACCAGTATACTTTTGCAAATGTTAAAGTTGGTACAAATACAATACAAGCTGATGTAAAACAAGATACTCTCGAATTTGTTGGTGATAATTCTATAACACTTACCGCAAATACTGAATTAGATAAAATTACATTCTCTGTTCCTGCTAGTGGTCATGTACACGATAATGTTGTTGCAGGTGGAGTAAGCGGTTTGATAACTGGTGCTATGGCAAAGAAATTAAATGGTATTGCTGATGGCGCAGAAGTTAATCAAAATACTTTTACAACTATTGTAGCAGGTGGTAAATCTATTGTCGCTGACGCTAAAACAGATACATTTACTGTAAATGCAGGTAAAGGTATTACTATTACTGGTGACGATACAAATGACGCTATGACAATTGCTATCACTCAAGATGGTCATACTCATGCTGTCGCTAATGATTCTACCGCTGGTTTTATGGGTACTACTGAGTTCAATAAGTTAAACGGTATCGCTAATAACGCAGAGGTTAATCAGATGGCATTCAGCAATGTAAAAGTTGGTAATACTACTATCGCCGCAGATAGTAAAACAGATACACTCGAACTTATTGCTGGTGCTAATATTGCATTAATCCCTAACGCTACAAATGATAATGTTACTATTAATGTAACTGGAACTGTAGAAAGTGCTAAAAATGCAAATACAGTTGGTGGTAAAAGTGCTGGTGAATTTGCACCTAGTAACTTTGGGTTAGGAACTACCTGTAAAATAGTAACAGGTGATTGGAATAAGGTTTTGACTACGGGTTTTTATATGGGACACAACTTAACAAATGCGCCTACGAATAGTGAACATCATTGGTATTTTGTAATAGTAAGTAGACATAATGACCTATATACTTGTCAATTAGCTATGGGATTTAGTGCTTCTCCAAGTAAAATGTGGTTTAGACGACAACAAGATGGTGCATGGACAGCTTGGTTAGAAATATCTATGAGCAATCACACGCATTCTTATCTTTACGGCATTCCTGATACTCGCTCAGAGGGAAGTAAACCTAATGACTACAACGTGTCTTTAAGACCATCATTTAGACTCAATTCGGTAATCGGAAAGCCTGACACTTCAACCTTTTCTTCCGTGCTAGGCTTGAGGTCATGGGTTGATTCAAGTGGCGGTAATGCCCATGAATTAGCCTTTACGGGCAATGGCGATTTATTCCATCGAAGTGGAGCTACAACAGATTGGAATGCATGGAGACAAATTATTACATCAGACAAAAATCCAGTTATCGATAGAAGTTTTGGTATTGGAGAAGCAGATTGGAATATCTTTAGAACAGCAGGGGTGTACAGTGTTAATCAAGCTCACACAGGAGCAAATAGTGCTCTAACATCAAGTAATACTGCTGAAATATATAATTTTGGTACTTTAATTGTAACCACAATGAATAATGGTGCTGGTGTTACCCAGATGTATGTTTCACATAGAGGTGAAATAGCTGTACGTCAAATATATCCTGGGACAAGTTGGGGTGCATGGAGACGACAAGCTACAACAGATGGTAATATCGCAACAGCTACAAAGATCAAAGGAATACTAGCCACAAAACCTGCAACAGATGCTCCGAGTACATGGGAACAAGGGATGTACTTCACGAAAGTTTATGATAACGGCTATCCGACTAGGTTTGGCGAACTATTGACAATGAAACATGATATAGAAGTTACTCAACTGTTATTAGGTTGGTCGGAAACAGACAAAACACCTGCACCGCTTTATGTAAGAAACAAGCGAGATGTAGGAGCAGACGCATTCTCTGATTGGTCGCAGATTTATACATCACATTTTTCTGGATTTACACAGTCTCTAACTGCAAATGGATGGACTAAGCTGCCTAACGGCTTGATTCTCCAATGGGGAATTAGTTCTAGCTTGGGAGGAGATGCTAATGCAACGCTGAATTTCCCTATAAGCTTTCCAAATGCGTGTCTAAGGGCGTATGCGTCTATAAGTAACGCGCATACAGGCGGCGATGATATATTTAGCCGAGTAATATCGTATACGCAGACACAGATAGTGGTAAGAGCAGAAGGTACTTATAACGCAAATCAGAGCGGCACTAGATACGTTGAATATTTTGCAATAGGCTACTAAGGAGGAATTGACATGTATTACGGACACTATAACGAAGATGGAAAATACTTAGGATTCTATACGCGGGAAATCCATGGTGACAATATCCCTAACCAGCGTATCGAATTAACAGAGCAAGAGTGGCAAGAAGCTCTAACAGGTGATTACAAGGTTATTGATGGTAAGCATACCTATAGCCCACCGCCTGAGACTACAGCGGAGGAGATTATTGAGAAGCAATTTGCTACTCTCGACGCTGAATATCAAGCTCAATTCTCCGAACTTGCCCAGGCGTTAGGATTAGCTAACCTTGACAATAATACAGAATTAATTACTGAACTCCAGGAAGAATATGCAGAATTGAAAGCGGAATATCAAACAGAATGGGAGGCAATCATCAATGGCGACTAAGCGTTGTTTTATTTGCGG